TATGCTCCTTTTATTATATTAGCAGGTGCTGATTTTAAAAAGTTTCCAATTCTTTCTCCCCAACCTTTTCTTGTTTCTGAATTTAGATTACTTACTTCGTGTGCATCGTGTGATTCTTCTTTATTAAAATCATCTTTAATAATTGATTTTAAAGTTTCAGTATTTTTCTTTGCAATTTTTTTTGCTAATTCTTTTGCTTTATCAGCGGGTGATTTTTCTGCTTTTGATTTTAATTCTGCACCACTTAACTTTTGTGGGTCTACCTGTTGTGGTGCTCCACCTGCTTCTGCTCCTCCTTTATTAGTAGATGCTCCCGCTTTATCTGCTTTACCTTGTTGTGTTTGGTCTTTTTTAACTGGTTGACCTGGAACGGATGGTTTTGCTGCTTGCGTTGCTGCTTTACCAGGTTCTTCTTTTTTCTTTGGTTGGTTTATAGGAGCATCTGTTGGTCCTTTTGCCATCTTTGCACCTTTATCACTACCAACTAATTTTGCTGCTTGAATATGAGCAGGATGGTCTTTTGCTAATCGTAATGCACTTCTTGCTTTTATTTTTTGAGGTTTTCCTTTTGTATCTGTATATGATATATCTTGGTCTAAATTTGCATTTGGTGCTTCTCCTAAATAATTTTGGATAAATTCTTCAAATAAGTCGTTTGTAATATACTCATGAATGATTTCTCCAATCGGGTCATACGGTGCTGAATTTCCATCAAATGCTTTCTTTTCATCTTCTGGATGTTCTATATCATGTCTTATTGGAGTTGGCTCAGGTCTCATCGCAGAAGATGGTTCTGTGTTTACAGACTCATTTAATTTACCAGTTATCATATTGAATATTTCTTTATCATATTTAGGATATGCTTTTAAAAATCCTTTCTTTTTTTCTTCTTCATCTCCTTTGCCTAACCAACTACGAACATCCGTTCCACTAATTGGATTCTTTTCAGAAGGGACTGCATATACATAACCGATTTCATCATAACCATATCCTGTTTTTCCATTGTATGGTTTAAAGTATTTACCCGATAATCTATTTGCATCCTTTTCTCCAACTGCTGCAATATAAGCAGTAGTTTTACCATTTAATGATGATAATATTTCTTTTGGAGCATATGGATTCCGAACTTGAATTATCTTGTCCGATGGAACACCGAACATTGTAGTAATTATTTTTACTTTTTCATTAAAATTAAAAGGAGATTTAGGTCCAGAGGTATCATTAGACGTAGCAATGTAGACATTATCTTTACCAAACTTTTTTGCAAGTTTTAAATAAGAAATATAATGTCCACTATGGAATGGTTGAAACCGACCCGAATAAACTACAACGGTCTTTTTTACTTCTGGTTTATCTACTTCTTTCAAATTCATACATATAAATATCTTAAATTTGACAGATTAGAAATTTTTGTAAACAAATGGGTCTCTTTTTTTAAGTTCTTCTAATTTTTTTTGGATTTTTTTCTTTGTTTTGTATGATTCATACCATTTTATAAAGAATGAGATAATAGGTAAATTTTTCATATGAGTTAGTTTTCGTAGTATAATCCAGGCCATTCTACTATAATGTGAACCCCACCTTCGTTATACGCATCTGTGTATATCTTATAAATATCATTTGGATTTTTTAATTCCCAAATTTTTGTAAATTGTAAGATAGATTTAAATTCTTTTGTATAATTGTTTCTATGTTGGATACCAGGGTCTAATGGGTTTGTACTACCAACACCAACTCTAATAATGATGTTTGCCTTTTTACCTGTCATATTTTCAAACTTATCAGCGTGGTTTACCAATTGGTTTGTTGCCGATACTAAAAAATCCCAACGAGGATAAAAGGTAATGACGGTTTTACCCGTCATTGCCATTCCTAAACTCATTCCCATTTGCGTTTCTTCCATCACAGGAACTTCAATCATTTTTTCTTTTGGAACTTCCCCCAAAGTTGTACTCATAGGGTTTCCCGCATAAACTATTTGTTGTCCAATAAAGATTGTATCTTCTTTTTGAGCAAGAAATGTCATTGCTTTTGTTAGTTCATCTTTGTATGGAGAAAATTGAGGTGTGCTCATTATGGTTTTGAATTTGGGTTAAATTCTCTTTTATGTGCTTTATACCACTCAATGGTTTCTTTTAAAGCTTCTTTTAGATTTCTTTTTGGTTTCCATCCTAATGCATTAATCTTTTTAGAAGATAATAATCGGATAGGAATCATTGGTGCTTTATTATTTACATATTCAATTGGATTGGTATTACCATCTAATTCTTTAATTGTTTCAAGTGTTTCATTTACTGTAAATCCTTCACCATAACATACATTAAAGATGTCATATGTATCGTTATTCTCTGCTACAAAGATAAAACCATCTGCCATATCTTCAACATGCAATAAATCTCTTACTTCCGTACCATCACCCCAAACTGGAATTGGATTCAACCCATCTGCTACTTTACGAATGTTTGCAGGAGTAACGTGGCACTTTTCAAAATCAAACTTATCATTAGGTCCAAATGCGTTTGAAGGTCTAACAATCAAACATTGCATCGGTTCGTGAATCTGATTAGAAAAGAAATCACATAGCATTTCACCATATCTCTTCATACCACCAACTGCTTTGTAAACAGGTAACATTGGAGTTGCATGAACGTCAATATCTTCGGTACAAAATTCAGTACCCATATCTGGATAAGTTGTATTTGATGAAATAAATAAAAATTTACGAACTTTGTTTTTCCAACTTTGTTCCATTAAATTTACATTCATTTCTACGTTTGGTGTAACGTGTAATAATGGATTGAATTTAGTATCTAATGCATTTGATGTGTTTGCTGCACAATGAAATACTACATCAACTCCTTCTGAGACTTCTTGACAGAATTTAGCATCCTGTAAATTACCTTTAAAAAAAGGAATATCTCTGCTACCATCAAAATCATGTCTTAAATTTCTACTATAAGATGTTGCTCTTAAATTTGTATAACCTTTTAGGTGTAACAACCGTAATAAATGTGAACCAATAAATCCACTTGCACCCGTAACTAAAATTTTGTCTGTTTTTTTCATTTTCTTTAATTAAAAATATTCCAATTTAATACTACATCTTTTACAAATTTGTGTGCTAATATGGATGATGTGTGTCCATACCAACTTCTTTCTAAATATGCGCTTTGTTCATCAATACTCATACCATTCATTTCTCTCCATAAAACTTTTGGTAGATTATCAGTCTCTAATTCAGAATTAAAGTTTCTAATACTCCATTCTATAATTCCTCCGTACAAAGATACGGAATTTTCTTCAAAAAACCAAAAATATTTACTAAAATTTATCTTATCTGCATAACTTTTTACATAAGCATTATCAAATTCCAATTCCTTTTGTTCCCAAGTATTACATATATCTCTATTTGTAACTATACACTCATATACTGATTTATCTACGGGTGTATTATAGAATGGTGGAGTTTTACCTTCTCTTAAATAATTTTTAGAAAAGTTGTTACTCATATTAAAAAACTTTATCTTTGTAATCCCATTTACTTCTAAAAAACTAAGTAATAATAAAATATACTCAAACCATTCCAAATATCGCTCATCATTAGACATAACTTTATCAAACCACTCAAACACAACAGGGTCTATATTTAAAGGATTATTGGTTGGATTAAATCCACCAGTTAAATGAAAATAACCTTCTGAATATTCCGAAGATTTATCCTTACCACCTATTAAATAATCACAAGTATGTGCCCAACTATCGCGGTTTTTAATATAACTATTTGATGGGTTTTTATCGTTTTGATATTTTTCTGGTGAAATAAAAAATGAATTCCTAGTTAAAGTTGTCCATTGAGCAACTACTGATATATCATTTGGGTCTACACCTTGTTTTAATAAATCCGAAACTTTGTAAATAATAGAACGAGCAATGGTTTTATTATCATTAGTTACTGTTGCGTAATTATGTAATTCATGTGTTTTCTTTAACGAGTTTTGCAACCAATGTGCCCAAGTCCAATCTTGAATTGGGTCTCTTTCCCACCGTCTTTCATCCCCAATATTAATTCTAAAATTATTTGTAAATGAACATCCCGATACTACTATATGTTTCATTATAATCTACTTTTATATTCTAAAATTGATTTTGTTAATCCTTCTTTTAATGTAGTTTGTGGTAAGATTCCATATTGTTTTTGTTTTTTAGAACCTAAACATCTAATAGCATCTCCGTTTGTTTTTGTAGAATCCCAAGTTATAACTTTTGTTTTACCTGTGATTTCTTTGTAACATTCAACAATTGTTTCAATCGTATCTTTAATTGTTACTGCCTCTGCACATCCAAAGTTTATAATATCTTTAACTTCTTTTTTAACCACATCAATAGATGCCTGTGCTACATCATCTCCAAATACAAAATCTCTTTTTGATGAACCATCTCCCCAACAAACCATCTCTTCACCTTCTACATTGAATAATTTCCAAATGTTAGAAGAAATTACAGTTGCATCTTGTGCAAAATTATCGTTTGTTCCGTAGATGTTAGAAGGTCTAATTACAGTCCAATTATCCCAACCGTACTGAACTCTTAAAGAATCTAATGTTAATTCACCCATTCTTTTTGTCCAACCTGGATGCCAATCTAAACGAGATGGAGTTGATGCCCAAGTTTCTTCTTGTGACCAAATATCCTCTTCATTCATTACATCTGCTGGCTTATAAACTCCAACCGATGAAAGATATACAAACCAATCAACTTTGGCATCAAATGATGCTTTAATCATATTGGTATTAAACATCAACATTGGGAATAGATAATCTGCAGGTTGTGTTGAAGACCTTGCAGGTGAACCCTTAACCCCTGCTATGTGTAATACAATATCAATTTTATCCATTGTAAATAATTCTTCACAATGTGATAAATAAGTTAAATCGGTTTTTATCAATGTTAATTTACCGTGTAGATATTGTTTTTGTAAAAATTCTAAATTTTCACTAAATTTAAGGTCTACTGCATATACTTTATCAGCACCTTCTTCTAAACATTTTTTAACTGCGGGTAATCCTACCAATCCATTTGCTCCGGTAATTAAAACCGTTTTTCCTTTAAATTCCATTTTATATTAGTTTTTGTGTATAATCTATTTTTATTTTTCCAAATATTTCATCAAAACACTCATAGTTTTCAAATGTATATATGTGTTTTTGATTGTGTAATAATATATCAGTTATTGAATAATACCAATTATGTAATTCTTCTATTGGCATATTTTTTAATTTAATTAGTTCTTTTTCTAAAAGTAACATTCTTTTCTTTGGGTCTTTTTCCAAATCATAACTCTCATCTATAAATGGTTCAAATGTTTTGAATCCTAATTTTTTTAATTCTGCCAAAGTTAAATAATCACCAAATACTAAAAATGGTTGTAGATTTGATATTGGTTTAAATATTTTTTCTGAAAGAAATACATTTGGTCCAAAAAATGTTTCTGTAACTAAATGAAAATATGAATTTTCGTACCATTCTTTTTTGTTATTTCTAACACCAAATTGTTGTTTTTTATCAGCTGGTACGTCTGTTGTATCATCTTCATATGGTAACATCAACTCTAACTCAGATGTGTATTTTTCTATATTTTCAACCGTATCATCATACACCTGTTTTACTATACTACTCAATCTATCTTTTGGTAGTTTTTGTATAAATGTAAATAATCCATCATTTAAAAATTCATATTTTAATGCAAAATACCCTAACATGGTTCTTTGTACTTTTTCCATTGTTCTATTTGGAGATAAAAATTTATGTTTTCTAATTTTAGTAGAATCCAAATCTTTTTCTTCAAACAATTCACACAAATATCCCAAATTACCAATCATTGGAAATGAATTTATTTCATCAGCATATCCTCTTATAAATAAATGTCCATTGTATATTTTTACACTACTACTTGGGTGTTTATCATAATACTCTGAAAAATTACTACCACCTAAAAATATAATATTTGAACCATCTATTCCAAATTCATTCATTTGTAATTCAAATTTTCTTATGCTATTATCATCGTATAATGGGTCATGGATTATATTGATTAAAATTTTTACTTTACCGGATTTAGCATATTCTATAATTTCTGATGGGATTATATCTTTTAAATACCACTTATATTTTACATCATTTAATACGAATCCATTTTCATCATTCAATGCACCAAGTGTTGCTTTTATTTCTAATGGGTATATGTAAATAGAATTATCATCTTTGATTTGATTTAAAGATAATATATTATTTGGATAGTTTCTTGTAAAATAATTTATCAATTCCGAATGGTCAAACTTAAATGCTTTTTCTTCATATTGGTATTGCAACATATCAAACCAATTTATATTTAAATTTCTTTTAAATACATCTTGAACAAATTCTCTAATAATAGGATGTATCCCATTACCAAATGGTTTTAGTTGATTATGTGCAATAAACCAATCCGTATAAACCAATTTAAAATTATGACCGTGTACTGCTCCCATATTATTTTCTTTCTATTCGTTTTACTCCTTCTCTAACATATAAATTATCGTGATAAAAACTTTCAAACAATACATCGTTTTTTACAAAATCTTTGTTACACATTAAATCAAATATATAAGCAGGTTTTTGATAAGAAACATTATTTGTATCAATATCAAATTTTAACATATCTAAAACAAAACGTTTAACACCTTCTATTATTTCTATTTTATCTTCAAAGTGTTTATGTGTTTTATTTATTTCTTCGTTTTTAAATTCTCCATTTATAATATCAATATAACTGCCTACTCTATCTATGAATACGGATTCTAAAAAAATTAAATTTTCTTTTAATTTAGACTTTTTAAAATCATATAAACCTTTTACATCTTCTAACAGATTATTACTTTTGTAAATTATATACCTACCTTTAAATTTTAATTTGTAAGTTTTTTCTATATTTTGTTGAGTAGTTCCTTGATAACCACTATCAACCATTACTACATTTTTAGAATCTGCCATAATACTCTTAATGTATTCACCATATTGTTTTCGTGTATCTTCTGCTTTTTGCAATATTTGATTCATACAAAAACTTAAATCTGGTAATTCAATATGAGTATCTACTTCAACATCGGATTCACTTGCTATAATATTAAATCTATCTTTTAATAGATTGGATAATTTACCTTTGTATCTATGTAATTTAAAAGAATCATAGACATCGTTTTTATTAAAAAGAGATGCTACCAATGAAAGTTTGCGTGATGTTTTAAAATAAACCCCATCCGGTAAATCAAATTTTTGTTTAAATATATTGTAAATTTCTAATAAAAATAAACCTTCTCTTGAATTAAACAAAACTTTATCACATCCATTTAATTCGGATTTTAACCAAGCAAAATAATTAAATAATAAAGGTCCAAAATAAATGTATCCTAATTCTTTTAATGATTTAGGATTTTCCCAATTTTTTTCTTCCAATAATAAATCCGTATGGTATTCTATTGAATCTACTTTGTAGCATCTGATTCCCAATTGCTCCCACAAATCTATTATTTCCTGCTTATCATCTATTGCAAATAAAACTTCTTCATTTACAAATTTGTCATGCATTTTTCTTTTTAATTCTGTATCTTTAATATAGTGTTCTTCAATACTTCTCATATGTAATTCGTCATATGGAACATCGTATTTGTTTAACCAATATTCGGTTGCCTCTCTAATTTGTTCTGGTCTGCTTGTAAATAAAAGAACTCTATACCCCAAACGTTTCCATATTTTAACAGAATCTATTATATATTGAATCGGTTTATCTAATATAACATTATTGTAATCATACAACACATCCCAATTTATAGTACCATCAGAGTTAGTTGCTAGTTTGTATCTATCTAAATTGTTAGCAAGTGTATTATCTATATCAACTATTATCATCTTACCCCTTGCTTTTCATAACTTACAGGTATTTTAATTCCTGTATTACAACCATTGCAATTATCACAAAAAGTAATATATCCTAAATCAGTATATCCTAAATCAAATTTAAGTAAATCTTCTTTTGATATTTTATCTATTTCAACATAATCGTTTTTATCTAATGGGAATAACTTTGTCAAAACTGCACCCGTATTTAAATGACAGTAATAAAATTTACCATCATTTAATCCTCTAAATGGAGCAGTGCAAGAATCAAAGTGTTTGATTAGTTTATCTGTTGGTAGATTCTTTTTAACTCTTAAATCACCAAAATCATACCACTCTATTTCATTTCTAACATAGTGTTTGATACCATTTGATTTGTAAATACCAATTACTTTTTCAACTTTAGTTTTTAGTTTTTGTAATTTATCTGAATAATTACTTACACTCAAAATCACATTACTACTCTTTAGTAATTCAATTGTAGATGGTTTGGGAGCAATACTACCGTTAGTTGTTATTATAAACTTGTCAATTTTATCTATGTAGTTTGATAAAATATGTTGAATAACATTTTCAATTTGTGGATGTAAAAATGGCTCTCCCCCTACTAAATGAAATACACTAACATAATCAACGATATTGAAATAAGAATCAATATCTTTTATCATCGTATCTAACTCTCTATGTTTTGGCATTTCAAAGTGTGGAATAAACATATTACAATGAGAACAATTTAAGTTGCATTTCTCCGTTACTAATACATCACTTTGGAATATATGAACTTTGTTTAGATAATCATACGGCCAGATAGCAGCAATGTTTTTATACCAAGTGTGTTTTATTTTGTGCTCTTCTAAATAGATTTGATAATTTTTTCTAAACTCATCAGTTGTTATAATAACATCCCCTTGTTTATCAAAATCATTTATGTTTACCAATTGTATATTGGTTCTGCTATTATTAAAATCTTTTGATTGGTGGTAATATTCACTTACCTCATTTAGATTGTTTGCAATACCAGTTTTTACACTATGGTCTACAATACATTTTATCTTTAATTTTTCAGAACCAAATAAGAAGTCCATAGTTCTAATGAATTGGACACACTCCTTACTAGCACCGAATAAAACATATTCGGAATCAATATCCCATTCTGATATAAACCTTTTAAAACTATTTAATTCCGAATTGTATAACATATTAAAAAACTACCCATTTACCACTTCCGTAGTGTGGATATTTAGATTTATATTTGTAGTAAATTACATCTTTTGGTATTTCTCTTTTTGTACTCCAAGTTGCTTCCGTTGGAGTGTAAGTTGAAACATCATTATCTTCAATAACAAAATAAATAGGTAAATCAAAGTTTCTTGCATATTTGTGAACTTCATAGAATATACCACTTTCAAAAGACATATCTCCTATAAAACACCAAACTTTCTCATCACTTCCTTTTTGTTTTAATCCCATTGCTACACCCAATGCAATAGATAACGTTCCACCTACAATTGCGGATGAATAAAACTTCTCATCTAAATTACAAAGAGTGATAGATTTGCCATCTAATATTTCGTTTGTAATCCATTCAGGTGAAATACCATGTAATAATGCATGATAGTGAGACCTCCAAGTTGAAAACACCCAATCGTTTGCAGATATTCTTTTAAATATCTCTATTAGTTGCTCTTCATTTCCATTTGATAAATGTATAGGTCCTCGTATTTTACCACCTTCCCATTGCTCTACTATTCCATTTTCAAAATCGATTAAATCTTGTGATGTGAGGTTGGTATCTACCTCATCTAAAGTTTTGTATTTTTTTATGTTTTGTATCATCTATCTCTTTTTTGTAAAATTGGGTGATTATTAGGCCATTCCATTTGAAACTCGGGGTCATTCCATTTGATTACACCTTGCTCATTTGCATCCACATACTGTCCATCGTAAAATAAATTATAATGAAACATACAATCAGTAAGTGCAAAGTGACCATTTGCGAACCCAGGAGGAACTAATACCTGTTGTCTGTTACGTTCAGATATAATGAATGATTCCCAATCTCCATAAGTAGGAGAATCTTCTCTTACATCCAAAACAATGAGGTATATATCTCCAACTACTGCTTGAACTAACTTCCAAGTTTTAGTATCATAGTGTAATCCTCTCAATACTCCTTTATAAGAACGAGAGAATCTCCCATGTACTGAAACATATGGTGCAAGTTTTAACATTACAGGATGTTCCTCTGAATGAAATGTTGTAAATATCTCACCTCTGTATTCTCTATAAATTGATGGTGTGTATGTTTCTACTTCGTTTCGGAATTTCTTTGATGGAGTTATTTCAAACTCTTTCCAATTTGAACTCATATTATGTATTTTTTGCGTAACCTAATGGGAATCCGTTTCTAAACTCTGCTCCCATTTTTGGAACTATCATTTGGTATGCCATTATAAGTTCGGCAATACCCATATCTAAACTCCATTTAGGATACCAACCAGTTGCTTCTATTTTTGCATTAGAAACTATGTAATCTCTTTTATCAGGGTCTTCATAGAAATCATTGTAAGATATTGCAAAATCGGTAACGTGTCCTTGTATAGTTTCTAACAATTGTTGTTTATTTAAATTTGCATCGCTCAATCCTACATTGAATACTTGTCCTTTGTGTGTATCATAGTTGTTTAACATAAACACAAAAGCATCTGCTACATCCTGAATATGAATAAAGTTTCTTTTAAATTCTCTTTCAAAAACAACAATGTATTTATCTGTAATTGCTTTGTAAGTAAAATCATTTACCAACAAATCGGTTCTCATTCTAGGTGATACACCAAATACAGTTGCTAATCTGAATATAATTGCATCAGTATTTGTTTTTAAATACTTTTCCGCTTCTACCTTTGTAGTTCCATAAACTGATATTGGTTTTAATGGAGATTCTTCCGTACATTCTAATTCACCTTCTCCTAATCCATAACCACTATTTGTATTTGGATATAAAATCTTTTTGCCTTTTCCTTTTGTTATTTTAATAATGTTTAGGATTTGCTCAAAATTAATTTCTTTTGCTAACTTTGGGTCTGCTGCACAAGCAGGAAATCCTACGATTGCTGCCAATGGAATAATAACTTCTGCATCTGTGCAAAGTCCTCTTAGGAGTTCGTAGTTCCTAACATCTCCATAAATAAATTTGAATTTTGGATTTGAAGTGTATTGTAACAAAGAAGTTTGATTGAATAATAATTTATCCAAAACAACAACTTCATGTCCTTCTTCTAGCATTCTGCCAGTAATAACAGAACCCAAATAACCTGCACCACCTGTAATTAATATTTTCATATAACCTTTTAGAAATATATATTATCTTTTATATAAAATTGTGGGTAATTTCCACTAAAACTTAAATCCCAAACTTTGTATCTATTGCAATGTTCAAAATCACATACAAATGCAAAATTTTCTATATAAGGGCAATCATTGTTTAATCTACGCAAATCACCAAAAATTACTTCTGAGTATTTACTTTTGTAACTACCAGTAAAATCTTTTAATTCTTGCAATGAAAGATTTTTGTTTGAAACAAAAGAAAGTCTATATTCAAAAACACCAAATGCTCTATGTTCTTCTGGACCAATCATACTTCCACAACCAAACCAATAAAATCCGTTTTCATAAGTTTGTTTTACATCATCCCCATATAACATTTCACCAACAATTTCATCATTTACATAACAACTAATTTTTTTTTCGTTATTATGGTCACAAATCATAGTGTATCTGTTAAACCCGTTAAGTAACAAATCAGGTACTTTATATGTTATTTGTTTTACTTTTGGATTACCATTTTTATCATTAAACCAATATGTAAACATAATATTTACAATGTTGTGTTCATCTTTAAATGTGGAAACACCACTATGCATTCCATTTCTAGCTATTAAAAATGATTCAGTATTCGTTATGGTTTCTGGAAATAATTTTGCAGTAATATGCAAAGTAAAATCTTCTTCCATATATCCATCTATTTTATTAGAAACGGAATATCTACTTTCTGGTAATATAAAATATATATTATTTTTATCTACTCTTAAACTCATATCTGTATTGTTCCACAAAAGTTATAAAATTCTTCTAATTCAGGAAATGTTTTGCAAAAATTCAATCCTCTTCTTTTATCATGCTCCGTAAAGTATTTATAAAAGTTGTACCTATTTTTCATTTGTTCTGATGCATCTTGCGGTGAAACCATCCAATCATAAATTCTTTTTACTTTTTGAACTTCAACATCCGAATATCCAATATGTTTGGGACTAAAAGATGGTGCTGCGTAATATGTAATTAATTTAGATTGGTCCAATATGTTATTAGAAAACTGATGGGGTAAAACTTGAACAGTTTGATGTTGTGGATGTCTTAAATAAGATGAATCCAAAAATACTGCTGAGTTCCAATATCTATCGGTACTTGCAAAACTATCTTTTAATGAATATATTTCTTGAATTAATTTTGGATAACTAAATACACTTAATGCATTGTATGTAGACATAACTGTTACATTCGTCCTATTTGATGCAGCCAATATTTTGTTTACATTATCCCAAAATTTATTAAATTCCATACCGGTTCTAACATATTCAACTTGTTTACCCCAACCATCTGTTGATGTAAAAATTATAAGTTCTTTCACCCGACCTTCATCTTCTAATCTTTTAATTTTTTCAATTAGCCTATCAATTAACTTATCTGGAACACCTAAGTTAGAATTAATTGCCAATTTTAATTCTCTATTTGGATTAGGGTGTTCTAATATATAATCTAATACTCCCCAAGTATCTTTTGATAATAAAGGTTCTCCACCTGTAATTCTGAATGTATGCAACTCTCTATACAAATCAGGCCACCATTTCCAAAATGCTTCAATATATGGATTATATTCACTATGTAGAATAGGAAATTTGTTTTCTGTTTTTAACCACTCATTAGAATTAAAATTATCTGTTGTAGGGTATCCACCATATTTTTCAATTTCTTCTACCCACTTAGAACTATATGCAGGTCCACAATAAGAGCATTTAAAATTACATGCATTAGAAAATGCAACTTCTACATATTTTGGGGTATAGTCTTCTCTCCAATCTGAATTAAATATTTCTTCTTTATAATCCCAAGACCAACTTTCACCCGACTTAAATATTCTATCAGAAAAACGGTCTGAATTATCTTCCACCTTCCAACAATAATCACACTCCGTAGGCCTTGCACCTTGCAACATTTCTTTTCTACGAAGTTTTTTATGTCTTGTATTATGTAATGCAGATGGATTTCTTGCTATTTCCGCTTCTGAAATTTTGTGAGTTGTAGGGTGGTGGCAAGAGTGGTTGTGTCCATTTTGTAATTGTAATGTAACCTGTGTCCATTTTGCTAAACACATACCAGGACCTACACTATCTAAATCATCTTTTACCTGTAAATATATCGGGTTTTCCGAATATGTTTTTTCTTCTGCCATAACTATAATTTTACATTTATCATTTGATGTTTTCCATCAATCGTATCAACGGATACCAACTGATAACTAACTGAATTTATGCCATCGGATTTGTAATCAATTTTATCCTGCTGCATTTCTAATATATATCTTCTTTCATTTTTTGCAGTTGTTTCTCCCTTTGCCCATTTATCAATTCCACCCTCATTTATTAACCCCTCCGTTTGGTGAGGCAAACATCTAAATTTACCATTTATTCTATGTGGTAATATGGTGTGTGGGATTTCTATATTTTCTTTTTTAAATTCTATATTTGTAGATTCTCCAAAATCCAATCCCATAGTAAAAAGGTCTAATACTAACCCATCATTTGGAAATTCGGTGTGTATGTTTTTTATTTCATCAGGAGTTAAACGCCTATTCCACATTGCAATTGATGCAATTCCTCCTTTAAAAAATGATTCGTTTGGTGAGTTTGAATACCCAACATAAAACGGCTCCGTTCCGTATCTTTTTAATGGTTCTTCGTAAGTAAAAGGAGATTGTGTTCCTGTTCCCAATCTTGCATCACTTTCTCTACCATTTAAGTAGAAATGTATTTTTTTAGTTTCAGCATCAACTGCCATCGTAACCCAAGTCCATTGGTTTTCATATCTCTTAATCCATTGGTATATATGATTTTTCATTCTATCCCAAAGTTGCATTGTATATGCTCTACTGTTGTTAAATGATAAACCCCAATCGTAACCTGGCTTTCTGAATATTGGGTACTCTACAAATTGTCTTTCAGAATCACCAATCAACCAAATAGGAACTTTTTCTATCTGTTGGTCTGCTTTTACTAATATAGAAACGGTATGTGAATCCGATAAACATGCTCTTTGTTCTCTGGATGGTTTGAATTCAATTTTAGAATCTACACCATTAAAATATGCTACAACTTGCTCTTCATTGTAATCTAATTTAGTTTTGTTTGCATATCCTTCTTTTACACATCTCCAAAACAAATCATCATCTTCCATACCCCAATCCCAATAATCATTAGAGTATCCGTTTGTTCGTTCTACTTGCTCTTTTGAGAATAGAACCGCACCTCCAAAGTATTCTTCATATTTTAGTTGATAATCGGATTGTGAGATACGAACTGCAATGTGTTGGGGGTTATCATTAGGAAACGAATAATCGCAAGTGTCATCCTCTGGAACCATATCTATATCGTGCCATACGATGTAATCACAACCATCTTCAAATGCGTGTTTAGCAGCAATGTTTTTCATTGCGCCTCTATTAAATAGTTTGTCATCAGTTTGATGGGCAAAGTATATTTTAAAATCAATATCTTTTGATTCTAAAAACTTTGATACAATCGGTACAAACTCCTTTAAGTGCTCCTCTCTGTTTCTATACGGAACACATACACCTAATTTCATATCCCAACATTTAAATGAGTTATTTTATCTTCTTTTATTTTTGCATAAAGCTGATACTTTAATGTAGATAATCCATCTTCTATATCATCTCTATATCCGTTTTGAACTTCATTATTATATCTCAACTGATTCCATCTACTATTATCATCTCTCCATCGTCCATCATTAAATCCACAGTCATCATGTTTTAATTTTAATAATTTACTATTTCTTCTAAATGGCACATATGAATAATAATTTTTAAAATCTTTAAAATAATCTAAATAAACATTAAATAATTCACCATTGTTTTTATTACCCGAAATATCAGTAAAGTAATAATTTTTAATATTATAATTTTTATAATGTATCTTTATTTCATCGTTTTGTTCTAATAAAAATTCATTTATACTTCCTTTAAAAAAATCTTTTTTTTCATCATCCGAACCAATTATAATTTTATCTACATTAGAATAATTATATATGCTATTTGAAAAATAGATAGTATTTAATTTTTCATTTACTAAAAAATTAATTATGTTCTCATTTCTATCATATTCAATTTTTATAGTATTATGTGATGTAGATACAATATCAGAATAAACATCGTAATAATTACCTTTTTTATCAAAAAGTTGCAAATAAAATCTATTAAAAGAATTATAAAAAAGTTTAAAATCGTAACCTTTTATTGATAAAATAGGAAATATATCAAATTGCTTATCTACATCATAAACAACTCTATCTAAATTAATATCTAATTTTATTTTAAAACTTCTATTGTAATTTATAATATTTGAAATTGTTGCATATGCATCAACTCCATTAAAGATTGGTAATTTTGATTCTGTGGTTTGTGGTACTATATATTTTTCAAAAGATACATTATTTTTTACACATCTATATCTCAAATCATCATCTTCAAATCCCCAACCCCAATATAAATTAGAAAAGCCATTTATTTGTTCGAATATCTGTGAGGGAAATAATGCCATCCCTCCAAAGTAAGATTCAAAAGGTATATTATCAGTTGCCAAATGTATAGGCACATCTGAAAAAGAATAATCTACATCAATTGGTAGCATATCAATATCGTGGAATACTACATAATCACATTTAAGTTTTTTTGATTCCTTAAATCCAATATTAAGTAGCATTCCACGATTAAACAACTTTGCATCATCTTGTTCAACAATAATGATTGTATAATTTGTATAACCATTATCATTAAGATATTTAACTATTGATTGTTTAAATTCTTCAAGATGTTCAAAACGATTTCTATAAGGAACAATTATTCCTAATTTTTTATCCATCAATTGTTGGGTCTTTTGGCTGCGTTGTTTTTAAAAATTCAGCTAAATACCATTGTATTCTATCACCCCACTCATCTTTTTCAATTTCTTCAAACCAAACGGTAAGTGCATCCATTGTAGTTGCAATCTTTTCTAATGCTTTTACTTTTCTTTTTTCTAATGATAATTCTTCTTCTGTCATAACTTTATTATTTTAGTAAAAATACTATTTTTAATTGATATTTCCAAATTATATGGATATTATTTTTTTAATTAGTTGCTCCCATTTTTCATATCCCAAATAATGATAAGTTGGGGATAATTCAAACCCAAACCTTTCATCATCTAATGGTAATTTAAATCTATACTTTGCTAATTCTCTGTACATTTTTCTATATTCTTCCGAATAAGAGTAATCTTTTTGTATATTTGCAACTGCTCTAATTCTTTTTCCACAGGTGCTATCCCATTTAAAATGATGAACTTGCACATTGTATTTATCAATTGGTGCAATCAATGGATGATTCCAACCTTGCCATTTCCAAGTCGTATGGCCATCTATCTTTGCATAATGTTGCCCGTTTGTAATTTCAACATATCCTTTTGCGATACAAATCTTATTAGGGTTTGCTCCACTTAATGGATGTCTAAAAAAACCAGCATATGGAAACTTTTCAAATATATCATCCGTATCCAATAGTTCAACCATATCTCCGTCTATACCAATTCTATCTACGAATCCACCTCTAACCATATCCCATCCGTTCATATCGCAATCGCATATAATTGATTTAAGTGAATATGAATAAGAGTGAAACTCATCATCATCTGATATTACCCACCAATCGTTTGGGTGAGTTAGTTTAACTTCGTTATATAATTGGGTTACTTTTTCCCAATTGTATTTTTCTTCAATTACAGTTTTTACAATTTTAGCATTTCGGAATTCGGATACAATATTTTGAACCTCTGCTAAATTGGATTGCTCTTCCCAATCATATACAACAATATACATTTCATCAACCATATCTGTATAATGGTTTAACATATGTTTTAATGTTGTTGTTCTAGAACCCGTTACTGTAACTAATCTAATCATTTTCTTTTAACTAATGTAAGACCTGTTGATGATGGTTTATTTTTTACTATTCCAAAGTTAAACAAATCAAATGTTTCCCATTTCGGATTATCTTTTAATTCTTTTACAAACTGAATAGGACCATTCCAATCTTCATGGTCGTTTCTATCTTTAACTTCGTTTGTAACTAAGTAACTATCCGCAAAATTAGGGTCAGTATCGTGAATAGAAATAATTCCATTTGGGGATAGGAGTTGGGAATATAATTCAAAATCTTCTTTAACATTTTCATAGCTATGTCCTGCATCTATATGTAAGTAATCAATTTTAATATCATTTAATACAAAGTGGTTATGAAAAGCTTCCTCTGTTGTAGTTCCTAAAATACGAGGATGAAATGTTCTTCTGAAAAATGATTCTTCTTTGAACCAATCTACCTTACCACCAATACCATTCATAGCATCAACTACATAAGTGCATCCAATATCTCCCCAATTTAAATCATCATTACCTTCGAATATATGTTGCCTGTGTAAATCTATTCTTGCCTGTGTCATTAGTCTAGGTACAAACCCCCCACCACTACCTAAACAAACGCAAACTTTTGCTCTCATATACTGAATAAGAGAATAGATAATTAAACCATCTCCTAAATGAGTATCAGTAGCTCCGTGAGACCATCTGTAAGGGATTGGTATTTCTTCTTGTTCCTGGTACTCATTAAATTCAATATTATTTGTTAGAGTATTCTTTATGTATATTAAGTCTTGTAGCATGCTTTAATGAATAAGTTATAAAGTAACACTAATATACGAAAAAAAATCTATATTTACAAAACTTTATTGATTTATTTTAGTATAACTTGCTTCTACTTCATTTTTAATTTTAGGCCATAAAAATTCATCAAAAAATCTAGTAGATTGTTTTAAAGTTGGATGGTATCCGTATTTATGCATTGATTCATTATTATCAGTTAGCCACTCTATTATTCCTCCACCAAATCCACCTATTATATTATTATTAGTAAATAAAAAATTACTAAAATCTATTTTTTCTAATAATTCTTTTATTATATTAACTTCATAAAAAGAATCTTCGTAATCTTCTAGTTGTTCTAATATATTATTAATTTTTAAATTTGAATAATTTCCTCTTTCATTATCATCCTGCAATTCAATTAATTTACTTATACTAGCATCCATTGCAAACAAATTACCAATAGTAATCATCTTATATGGTATGTTTGCATCTTTTAAATATATCTGTGTATGGTATATGTTTTCTAATGTATCAATAACTGCACCATGAATTGAGTAATACTTTTCATAAAATTCTTTTGCATACCCTTCCGTATCCGTTCCGTTATGCATATAATTTATTTTGTTTATTCTTTCTGGAAATTGATTCATTCTTGGAAAGTTATTTGCTTTATCTTCCGAAACAAAAATAGGGTAATCCCACCTATCAATCGTAGACCATTGGATTATTGCATAATGCACATTGTTTTTGTATTTTGTTCCATGTAGTGCGTGAAAAGTTTTTCTTCGGATTAAAGTATTACCTGCACCACCGGCTGCTATATTTACAATATCATGCTTATTTTCTTTATTAAAATTGTCATAAAAGGTATAACCATAATTTACAAATCCGTTTGGCCAATTATCACCTTCTGCGGTATATGAACAACCGTTTGTTAGTATCATAATAATTTATTTATATTGTTCATTATTTTACAATAATGTTTTGTAATTTTTTCTTTATTTTCTTTTAATATTGGTGTTTTTTGAATGAATATATTTTTAGCATCATTTATATTTTTGTTTTTTAAAAAATCAATTATCATATCAATTTGTTCTAATTCATTTTTTGTTTGAATTCCTTGTAAACCAAATTCATCTAAAAATAAATCTATGCCAATTCTTTCATATTCACTATATACTTTATTAGAACCAAATATCAATGGAAGTTTTTCCGATAATATTGGTTTTATAGATTTTTCTGTAAAGAATCCATATTTTAAATTAAAAATACAATGTGTTTCACCAATCACTTCAAAATATGATAAATCGTATTCTCTTTCTTTAAAATAATAAAGTAAATGGTCAAACTCAAATGGAGCATTCAAAGGTGTAACATTTATTTCATTTCGTATAGATTGTAATTTATTAAAATTTTCTTTTGTAAAATATTTTATATGATTATCGGTATGAGTTGTTGTATGGTCTGTATAAATATGTCCTTCACTAGTTGCTTGTAAATATTCTGATAAGAATTTTTCATTTATGCAATTTAAACCACTTTTTAATATATCCGATTCCTTTGCTTTTAACAAAAACTGAACTCTATGAAATCTTGGTTTTAATGCCTGGCTACAATAAACATATGGTTTGTCTATACTATGTGATATATTAAGATTTTCAAATACATCATAAAAATTATTATTATATGGTAATTTACCAGTAGTATAATCTGGAAATAAAAAATGTGTAAACTGTCCTTCTGCCATTAAATGAAACATAGAATAGAATGAATCGTAATGAAAATTTTTACCACCATCAAATAATTCATAATCTATCATTTTAATATGATTAAATTTAAAATCATATCTAAAATATTTTTCATCTATTTCATATTCATTTGCTTCTAAAAATGCAAAATTAAATAAAACTTTTACATTTTTTTCAACATATAATTGTTCTAATTTAGAAAATTCAATTGTGTTTGATTTCATTAGTGGTAAATAAAACTCACTCCATATTTTTCTATCAACCACTATTATCAAATCATCTATTGGATTAATATATAACAAATCAATTGAAGTTATATTATCAAATGATTTTAATTCATTAAGTATATCATATGGGTTTTGTATATGATGATGTATTTCAATATCTTCACCATTATTATTTATAATAAGTTTATGGTGTGTATTACGAGTAATATCATTTATTGAAATTAAATTTGCTTCTGGAAACAAATTTTGTAACTCATTATATGTTGCTAATATATTTAACGACCTCATTTATCCAATTTTGTTTGTTTGTAAATTTTTCTAATCCTTTTTTTAATCTATCAAATTGTTTTTTATTTTTTTCAAACCCATCTTCTAATATTCTGAGATACTGATAGTGAAATTGTTTTTTATTCATTGCTCTGTATCTGTATTTAATATCTTTCATCCAATCAGAATGTATAATTGGAAGTTTTCCATTATCTATTGCATCAAATATAGCATACCCAAATGGTTCTTTGGTGTAACAACCGTGAAATATTTTAAATTGTTTTTGAAAAAATGTGTTATGAAAACGATAATCAAACTCTATAAAAGTATGCACATCTGCATTTATCTTACTCCCCTCCAACATTCGTTTGTAATCATATTTGTTTGAGAATATAAAAGCAGGTATCCCATCTAAGTAATGAGCATTCTTTCTCGTTTCACATCTTGCAGCATAACCAATCTTATTACTTACTACCTCCGTATATGGTTTGTTGTGTTTCCATTCATAGTAGTTTGGTATAGTAATTGTATTTGGGTAGTATGTGTGTATTGTATCTTTATCATACCCTATCCATACGATATTTTTAGAATTATCTAAAATATCCTTTTGCCAATGCCAATCCATTCTTGTCATTAGGTTTTCGTATTCATCGTTTAATCCTAACATATCAGGAATAAAAGCATGAACAAAAGTTGTGTGAGTTTTGTGAAGATACTTTTTGATTATAGGATTTGGTTTGTAAGAATGATGTAGAAACACTATCTTATCACACTCATCTAATATGCTATCTATTTCCTCATCGTTTCCAAAAGTGTAGATTGCATCTTTTTCTGGCAACAAAGGTCTACCATCAACTACAATTTTGTAATCTTCTGTAACTAATGGTAAGATGTTCTCTACAAAGTTGTTACACCATATATCCGAACCTCCTACTATGTTTTTTCCGTAACCTGTTGTGATAAATACAATCATACTTATAATTATTTAATTTACAACAAAACGGGTGTTTTTATTAAAATAAATGTGGTAATTGTGACCAATATTCTTCTTTAAATTTTGGTTCTAAATATATTACACCAGACTCTTTATTAGATTCATCAGTTTTTTTATATATTTCTTCATTAGGTCTGTCACCCATTCCTGATATATGATATACACCCATACCCCACCTATAAATCATAGAGTATCTACCTTTATCTCCTATATGTATATTGGCATTTGTATGAAACGTTAGCCAATTATCTTCACCAATAGATTTATCAATAATATCAATTCCTTTAATCCATTTATTTTTATATGCATTACCATTATTTACAGAATCGGAAATTCCTTCATAGTGGTTATTAGAAAAGAAATAATGTTTTTGACATCGGTATATATCACTAGCAGGTGAATCAATATGATATTCTCTTTGTAATTCTAATGCCCAAGGTGTAAGTAAATCATCATCATCTAAACGATATATTACATCACCATTACATTGAGTAAATCCCCATTCTAATTTTTTTCCAACAGAACTAAATCTTTTATTTAGATTTATTATTTTTACCTTTGGATTATCTATTCGATATTCTACTATTGGTGAATCATTTATTATTACCATTTCAGCATTTTCTAATTTATTTTGATTTAGAAATGAGTATATTGCTTCTTCTAATAAATCTTTTCTTTGGTATGTTAATGTTAAAACTGAAATCATAATTTCTTAAATGCCTCCTCATCTCTAAATGATATTTCTACAAATTCATTCTTACTTGCAGTACGAGATAATCCCCACGGGTGTGGTTCTGTTTCTACCATTGTTCCACTTATCTGATATGGTTTTATTTTACTAATTAACCAATCATCACCATACGCAACTTTAAGTTCTGAAGGTATTGGAATCCAATTATCTTTATGTAAAAAAAAACAACATCCCCATCCGCAATTCCTTTCAGTAATAGCTTCTATTTTTATTTCAGTATCTCCTTCAAAGTAATTTGATGTAGCTTGTCCTATAATTCCTAAATGTATGTTTTCAAAAATAATAGGGAGTATTTGTACATTCCAAACTAAATCATCATTCGATATACAAATGTTTGGATAATTCGCTAATTCAACACCTAAATTCCAGGCAGGATTGACATAAATGTTTTTTTCTTGCTCTATGATTCTTAGTTTTTTTGTAGAATTGATTTGAGATGGTCTCTTTGACTTATCGTTATCAATTAGTATTATCTCTCCAACAAATGTGGAATCGTTTAGTAAATCCAATAATTTAAAAATTAAATCACTGCACCACATTGTAGGTATTATTATTGAAAATTTACATTTTTCGCTCATATTTTTTTATTTTTTGTTTTATATCCCAATATATCCAAGTAGAAACTGAATATAAACCATCCTCATCTAATTCATTTAACATCCACTCAGCTTTTTCATTTTTATGATGAAGCCACATATGTGAAAGATTTGGGTATAAGTTATATATTATATTATAAAATTCTAATGCATCATCCCGTTTACATTTATAAAACCCCCAATCGTAATCGTTTACATTTGGTAATTTTTTCCATAGTTCACACATTTCCCCACCTAATACACATCTATCCCATTGTGAACTTACTGATATAAAATCTTCAAATAAATAAAGTAAAGTTAAACCAAAGTTCCATTCCGTTCCAAATCCTTCTAATCTTTTAATGCAAGTATCATTAGTTAAACCTTGCCAACTTAACTCTCCACATATAGAAACAATATCCTTATTAGATAAGAAGTTATCATTCCAAAGTAAATCTTTTATGAATTCAGATTTAGGTTCAAAGTTATGCCAACAATCATTGCGTGGAAACATATTGATGTTATCCCATCCTCTTAATTCTCTTGTCCAACCTGGCACACAACCATCTGCATCTATTTTAGAATAAAATGATGTATGTGGGTCATAACTTCTACAAATTAAGTTTGGTGTATCCGATATTGCCTTAATACCTAAATCATCAGTATCGATGTAACTACCACCAAATTGATATAGTAGAACTAATCTAAATAAATCACTAAAATCTCTAGGATGTGAATTAATGTATTTATCTAATTTCTCTTCAGGTATAGGTAATCCACTAAAAAATGATTTATCCCATTTACGAACTTCTATTGCAAATCTATCATCAAATAAGTCTTGTGTTAAATTATTTGAAATTAAAACTATATTGTGTTTTGGATTCCATAATCTTGTTGAATATATGCAATCTTTTAATATTTGTAATCTATCCGAATGAATAAACCCATCCCAATAAAAAAATATAGGTCTTAAATCAAACATGATGTAGTTCCCGTTTTACTAACCCATTCCCAATATTTTAATGATGCTGTATTTTCTTTAATATTTAACTCCTTACCATATGGTAATTCATTCATCCAATTACCTTTGTAAAATAGTTCATCCATAGTATTTAAAACTCCTGCATTGTGAAATATATTAAACTTATTCCAATCATCTTCACTATGTGTTCCCCAACTAAACTCAAAGTTAGGATGGCAAATTGTTTTCTTTCCCATTTTCCAACCTCCCCATAATACCGCCCACATATCGGCACACCAAATTTGTAAAGGGTGGTATGGTATTCTGTCTTCTTCGGGTGGCATTGTTCTTCTATCCTCAATAATTTTTTGATTATTTAATTCAGTAACATATTTGAACATTAATTCACAATCAAACTCAACTCTTTCCCAATACCAATTAGTAATACCTTTCATAAGATATTGAGCTCCTATACAATTTAGATTATTTTCTTTAAGTAGTTCTTTGCTAATGCCTGCTATTGTGCATATTAAGTCCAATACATCATCACCTTTTTCTTTGATATAATCATAAGAAATATATGAGTTTGTATCACTACCATACCAATTATCATCAGTAAGCATTTCTTCGGTAATCCAATCTTTAGGTGGTTTTGTTAAAAGTATATCACAATCGTGATAAAGAATTACTTCATCTTTTAATTCAGGAAATCTTAACCAATGTTGTTTAAGTATATTAGGTCTGATAGATGAAACATAGTGTTTAGTTACACGAATATCTTTATAGAAAAGAAATCTTGCGGGATACCTATTAGCCAATTTTGACCAATCCGATGGAATCCCATCATCTCCAATACTACAAACAATATCAATTTGATTAGGGTTTATACCCATCTCCATAAAATTGTTTATCATAGTTTCAACTTGCCAAACGTAATAAGTAATAGCAGGTTGAGCACATATAAATCTTAAATTTTTCATAACTTTTTTATTTTTAATTAGTATATTTGTATTATGAACATGCACCTAGTGCAGCACTTACATCTATTGCACCACCTGCACTAACTGTTCCAGTTCTTGCACAAATATATACAAACCCACTATATTGTAATTCAACATCGTAATTCCAATTCCCATCACAAGACTGATAAGTATAAAAATCTGAATATTGACTATCACCATTATACAAATTATATTGTTGGCAATCATTTGGTGCAGCCGTTGGTGTAACTGTTGGAGTAACCGTTGGTGTTGCAGTTGGTGTTACAGTTGGTGTAGCCGTAGTGGTACTAGTAGTTGGTGTATCCGTTGGTGTAGCCGTAGGTGTAACAGTCGGTGTATTCGTAGGTGTAACTGTTGGAGTAACCGTTGGTGTTGCAGTTGGTGTTACAGTTGGTGTAGCCGTAGTGGTACTAGTAGTTGGTGTATCCGTTGGTGTAGCCGTAGGTGTAACAGTCGGTGTATTCGTAGGTGTAACTGTTGGAGTAACCGTTGGTGTTGCAGTTGGTGTTACAGTTGGCTGAATACAATTTACTGTTACCGATGCACCTTGAACTGTAACAGTTCCTGCCGAATCCATTACCGCTACATAGTAAGTACCATTTGAAATACTATTCCAAGGGTATGGATTTTGTGATATAGAATATCTTGTTCCACTAATTCCTTTTACTGCATTATCTGCATTTGCTTGAGAAGTTGCTATTGCAATAAAACTATATGTTTCAGTACCTCCTGCGATTGTTGAAGTAAACGAACCTACTGCGCCAGAACAAGTTACACCACTATTTGATAATGTCAATGGTGGTATAGTTGTAGTTGGAGAAGCCGTTGGTATAATAGTTGGTGTTAGAGTAGGTGTTAAAGTAGGCGTTGCAGTTGGTGTAACTGTTGGAGTAACTGTTGGTGGAATACAATTTACTGTTACTGATGCTCCTTGAACCGTTACCGTACCCAACGAATCTTTTACCGCAACATAATAAGTACCGTTTGATATATTAGTCCATAAATATGGATTAGATGATACTGAATATCTTGTACCACTAATATCATTAACCGCGTTAGATGCATCTGCTTGTGAGGTTGCAATTGCAATAAAACTATATGTACCACTGCCCCCTGCAATTGTTGAAGTGAATGCACCAAGTGCACCAGAACAAGTTACACCACTATTTGTTATAGTTAATGGTGGTATAGTTGTAGTTGGTGAAGCCGTTGGTGTAACTGTTGGTGTTAGAGTAGGTGTTACGGTTGGTGTAACAGTTGTAGTTGTAGTTCCACTTAAATACGAATAAAAATCACTTAATTTATCAGGAGCATCAAATTTTACATTAGATGTAGCAGCTTTTGCAATGACGTTATATGCTCTCAATGAATTCGATGTTGAACTCAATTCAGCTTTTATTTGCGACATTTTAATTGTTCCCGATGGTGGTAATGCCATTACTTATTCTTTAATTCGTCAATTTCTTTTTTTAATTCTTTTATTGCTTCCACTAATAATGGAACTATTTTTTCATACTGAATTGTCAGATAATTTTCACCACTTTTAGATTCTCCTGTTTTTGTATCAATATCAAAAGGAGCAGGTTTAATAATATGTGGTAATACAGATTGAACTTCTTGTGCTAAAAATCCAACTTCTTCAACATCACTTTTATTTGCCAATTCCTTAGCAACATCATTCCAATTAAAATATACACCATTTATTTTTGATAATTTTTCTAATGGATTATCTATTACTCTAATATTATTCTTTAATCGTCTATCCGAAGTATTTGCCGTTACATCACCTGTAAATGTACCATCTCCACCAACTTGCAACATAGGATTAGTACCAGTTCTATCCATAATTACATAGTTTGCAGAATCTCTACCAACTTGAATACCACCTGCAATAATTTCAACAAATGAGTTTGCCCCTGCCATTGTTACACTAACCGCAGGTTGGGTATATGATGAAGCATATGTACCACCAGGTGCACCCATAATGTTCATTGAAAATCTTTGAATTACTGTCCAAGTATTTCCATTACCCGTAAGAGTTGAATTATGAACTGCACCATTTATAGCACTCCATGTTGCCGTAGTATTGTAACCAGATACACCATCTGATTCTTGTGCAACTTCAATAGTAGTTACACCATTATCTATTATAATTTTAGAATATACACTAATTGAATATGCACCCGCACTCAATGTTATAGCATTTATACCATTTGTAGCAGTAAATGTACTTGTAATATTGTAACTTCTACCACTAACGGTTGCAATCGTTCCTAATGTTCTATCATAATCACCAAATGAATACACACCACTATTAACAGTAGTTCCAGCGGATACGGTTGATGGAGAACCCGCAGTCAAAGAACTAAATGAAGTATTTTGATTGATTAATATTCTAGGTGTTCCACTTGATTCGGAAATTGTTATAGTTTTTGCAGAAGAGTTGAATGAAATTGCATTTGGAACATATATTGAAGAGTTATCAATTGTCCAGCCTCCAATTTGCCCACTTGCTGCACTTATTTGTCCTGAAAATGAACCACCCGCTGCAACCAATGTTCCGGTAAATGAACCACCTGCTGCTGATAAATTACCACTAAATGTTCCATTACCATTAACACTTAAATTACTTCCATCAAATGTAAGTTTATCACCTAATGAAAATACATTTGTAGAACCTGATGCAAAATAAAATGGAGTATTTGCATTTCCATAAGTTCCTGTTCCTACATATATTTTTCTATTACCACCATCTAATGTTATACCATTTTGTCCAACTTTTAATATGTTTGAAATGTATCCGTTTTGTCCACCAATATTTGGAGAATAAATGGTTGTACTACCTATAAACGAGCCACTATATCCACCATCTGCCAAAGATTGTAACCTTGTATATGCAGTTGATGCCGATATTGATGCCGAAGCAGCTGCTCTTTGTGAATATAATAAAGCATTTGCATCAGTTGCCGCATCACCACCAGTTACATTTATAGTTCCATTTACTGATAAGTTTGTTCCATCATATGATAATTTATTACCTAATGAGAATTGACCTGCACTATCTAAGTAAACAGATGTATTTGTATTATTGTATGCTCCTGATGATTCCGTATCTCCTCCACCTGGTACTACCCCACCTATGAATATTTTTCTAGGAGTTTGTCTTGCATCTAAATAAATTGAATTAGGTGATTGTCCAACTTTAAATAACGTACTAAAATATCCTAACTGGCCACCTATTACAGGTGCGTAAATTATATTACCACTTATAAATGAACCACTATAATTACCATCTGCTAATTGTTGAACTTTTGTAAATGCGGGTAATAATCCTTGATATATACTTTGACTTACGGATGAACTCAACGATGATAATGATGAACTAACACTACCACTTAATGTATAAACGGAACTACTTGTAAATCCAAATGAAGATGATAATGATGAACTAATTGAACCAGTTAATAGTAATACTGATGTACTTACCGAACCACTTAAACTAAATACAGAACCACTAACTACTGTAATACTACCACTAGCTGATGAACTGTATGTAGTCATTGTTCCACTAATAGAAGATGATACTTTATACAAAGCATCTAATGATTGTGAAAGTGATGCGCTTATAATTGCATCCGTATTTATTGCTCTTTGACTACCAACGAATGTTGCACTTTGAGTTACAAATACCGGAACATAGTTGTTATTTAAATCATAAAACTCAAATTTAAAATTAAATAAATCATTTCCTAATATAGTTGGCATCGTTGTAATAAACGAAACACTATCTGGTGAGAATGCCGTATCCTCTGATAGTTTTAAACTTATATTACCTAAATGCCATTCTCCTCTTGATTGAGAAAAATATAAAGATGCAGATGGGTAATTACTTCCAATAGTAAATGGTATTACTGTATCTAAAAGGTTTTTTGTTGGTGCTAATCCATATAAAGTTCCAATACTACTACTAACTGTTTTTGATTCAGTAGTATAACTTAAATATATTCCTAAATTAGAACTTACAGATGATGAATAAAATGCATCTAAATTTAATTCGTATGTATTGGTAGAACTTAAATCTAATGATTGAGTATATGCAAATATACCACTACCTGATAATTTTAATCCACTTTCTATTCTACTTGAAGTAAGTTCTGCTCTTAAAGAACCTGTATTCCAATAATTTTGTAAAGTTTCCGATGTAAATATACCTGTTTCTCCAATTACACTACCACTTAACCCATATGTAGTTAGTAATTCTTTTGATTCTAATAAAACATCTTGTATTAAATCGTAATCAGAAATATCACCTTGCGATGTTCTAAAAACTTTTACTCTTTTTACATCACCTGCAAATGTTTCTAAATTGGAAAGGTTTATTTGAGCAAATGATTGACTTATTCCAGAATCTACTTTTAATCCAGTACCACCATCAATACTATACAATGGTTGCAACAATTCTTTAATAGTTGCAGTTGGTCTTTTGTAAAAACGAATCTTTGTAACATTCGGTAATGATGGATTTATATTTACCGTTCTTGTCCATTTTACACTATACTGCCCCTCCCATTCGGGTGGAATTGGTAATACTAATCCGTTTGATTCGTATTCTTTTAATTCACCTAATATGGTAATCGTAGCAGGTCCAAATGCAGTTCCATCCGATGGATTGCCATTTGTATCTATTGTTTTGTTTGGGTAGATGTAAACCGAAACTACTTTTGATGTTCCTTCATAATATTCTGATACAAACGGTTCTCCATTTACAGAAGAGGAAACCATACCTTCTCCTGGTTCATAATAAATAGTATTACCATTTGCATCTTTTATTTGGATTTTGATTATAGTATCACTTACCAAATATTCAGAACCTTGAATAAGGAATGCATTTTTACCGCCAGTAAATGTATCATTAAGTTCGGTTATTTTGAAATACTTACTATTAGCATCTGTATCATTTATTAATACATTTACTTTTTCTAGCTTTTCATCAAATAGGGTTTTTTTAATTACAGACATTATCCGATTTCTTTTACCATAAATATCTTAAAAAATTAAAGTATGATATTTATATTTAGAAAACTAATAATTACTAAATAAAACTAAAATTATGAAGTACGCAATGTTACAAATAAAAAAAGAAACCCACGAACTTCTCAAAGAATATTGTGAAGAACATGGGTTTAAAATGGGAAGCTTGGTAGAAAACTTAATTAAAAAACACATTGGGGTAACTAAACCACAATCTTCTACATTAAAAGCAGATAAAATTAAATCATTTTAATCCTCATATAATATTTCTTCAATATATGAGCATTGATTGTATTTAAATAGATATTCATATTTTGAATGCCTTACAAAGTTTGTATTATCTATATAATTTTTTATTTGTTTAAATGCATCTAAATCTATTAAATCGGAATAATCTTTTAACTTACCGTAAATATATCCGCTATTTCTGTAATTTTCTACACTTTCCATTAAAAATCAATTTTACTAAATCCGTTTTCTTTTTTAATTTCAATTAATCCATCTACAATATCTCTCATTTGTTCTAAGTGAGAAATCATCCAAATAAAGTCAAACTGTGTCTTTAAATATTGCATCATCATAAATAGGGATGATAAGTTATCACTATCCAATGTACCAAATCCTTCATCAATTACTAAGAAGTTTGGACGGGGTAAGTTACATATGTTAATAAGAGCAACTCTGATTGCTAACCCACTTACAAATTTCTCCATACCACTACACATCTCCAATGGCCACTCTTGGTCATCATAAACTATTTTAGCATTGATTGATTTACCATCTACATCCATTACAATACCAAAATCTACAACCTGTCCTAAAATATTATTTATTTCATTTTCAATAACAGGTAGAGCTTTAGAAATTAATTCATATGGTATCCCATCTCTCTTTACAGAATCTAAATAGTAGGTGTATAAACGATTCTTTTCCTCTAAGTCTTTAACTTCATTCATCTTCCTCTTTATCTCCTCTACAAAGGCAACTATTGAAGAAATAGAACCATTCAAACTACTAATTTGTTTATTGACTGCAACAACTTCTAATTCTATTTCTTTTTTGGTTCTTTGCAACCCATTTATTACAGTTTCGATTTGAGTATTTCGTTTAATCGTTTCCTCATTCTCATAGTATTTACTAATATTTGCTTCAACTACTTCTAATTGGTGTTGTGCCAATTGTATTTTAGTTGTCAATCCGTTTAGTTCTGCTTTTTCAGTTTCTATTGTAGAATATCCTTTTTGATATTTTAATTTTAATGTTTGTAAATTTTTGTATTGTTCTTTGGATGTTTCAAACATATTTATTACATTTAGATAACCACTTACATCATCTAAACTATAATCCAAACTATCTTCTAATCCTTCTAACTCTTCCTTTGCTTTTAATGCATCTTTTACAAAAACATTATCACAACAGAACTTACAATTAGGGTCATATTCATGCTTTTCCAAATGAGCAATCTTATCTTTAATAGATTGAATCTTTTGTTTTAATAATTGGTGTTTAGTATCTGCTTCACTAAAATCTTTTTCTGCTTGAACATAATTAGAGTGTGCTTCTTCAACATCAATATACTCTTCTTCCGAAATGAAAAACTTTTTAGTATTTTCCATTGATTGAGAAACTTCCCCAACTAAGTTATTATAATCGGTAATAGTACCTTTTTTTGTTTCAAATGAAGATGTGTAAGTATTTAATGTAGTTTCTAATTTAGATTTATTTGTATTTAATTCATCTATATTTAGATTACCATCCATTGGAACTAATTGAGTACTTAACCCAATAATCCTTTCTCCCAAATCAATTACATCATCCGATTTAAGTTTTAAGGATTTTTCTAATTCTTTAAGTTCGTTTTTCTTATCTTTTAATTCTATTCCTTTTTCAGCAAGTTCTGTTGTAAAATCGGTTTTCTTAAAGTTTTTAATCAATACAGAAACTTCTTTAATATCTTCAGTTGCAGTTTCATACAATTTATCAAATACATTCAATCCCATAAATTGTGCTAATAAATCTTTTCTTTCTGATTGTGATTTATCAATAAAGATTGAGTTATTACCTTGCAATGAAAGAGCGGTTAGAACAAAATCTTCATACTTACCTACATATTGTTCTATGATTTGATTCGTATCTCTTCTTTCTGTTCCGTTTAATAATGTAGTTCTCCCATCATCCTCTCTCCAAAACTGCACATCAACTTTAACATTCTTTCCTTTGTTAATTGTTTTGGCAGTTCTTTTAATATGATAATCTATACCATTAACTTGGAAATGTAATTGACAATCAAAATCTTGTTTACGATTGTTTAGAATATTAGATGCTTTGAATGCCCTACTACACTTATCATATAAACAGAATGATACTGCATCAAATAAAGATGATTTACCAGATGCATTTGGTGCAAATAATCCCATCAACCCACCTACTTTGGTAAAATCAATTTTATTGTTCTCACCATAAGAAAACATATTTGAGAATGTAAATTTAATAGGTTTCCAATTGATATTCCTTTGAATATCATCGTGAATGATTCTACTATTTATATCTTGATTTATTTCATACAATCCTTCAATATCTTCAGGTGTTGTAAACGGCATCATTCTCTCAACATATTCTTTCAATAGTGAGTTCTGATAATTTACATCCGATACATCTTCAAAATCTAATTTATTATCTCTATCTCCTGTTTTGGATTTGGCAAGTGAGTCTGTTCTGATAATTGTAAAATCATCAACACCATATCTCATTTTAATTTCAGTTATTACCTTTTTAGTATCCGCAGTATCTGTATTAGATAAACGAACTCTTAAACGAGGTTTTACTGGCATATTATTAACAATCGGAACAACCCCATTATCAACATCTAATGTATAATATCCATAATCGTTTTGAATATCAACTCCTTCATAACTCATTGTATCCAAATCCCAAACAAGGAAGCCATGTTTATCCAAAGTTTCACCAAAGTTTTGTTGAACCAATGAACCCGCGTAAGCAATCTTACACCCTTTAGGAGAAATCATCTCTTGTCGTTTATGAATATCACCCAATAGTGCTAAATCATAACCATCAAACATTTCAGTTGTAAAATGACGTGAAGATACCACATACCCAATATCTGTTTGGGAATTATCAACTGGTCCGTGAAATAAAGCAATCTTTTTGTTTCCAAATAAAGTATCTGCTTTTGGCCAATTGTTTTTATTATCAAATATAGAGAATACACCAAAATCTACTCCACCAATAGAGTAAACTTGTGTATCTCTTAAATAATGAAAGTTTGGTAGGTTTAATGCCTCTACAATTGGAGTAAGAACATCCAATCTATCCAAATTATTCATATTACAATCGTGATTACCTGTAATAAGGATAGTATCACATAGTTTAGAACACTCTGTAAATAACCAACTAATTTCTTTTAGTAATTCAGGAGACATTTCTAATTTAGCGTGAGCAATATCTCCTGCTAAATAAATAATAGAATCATCAGTTCCTCTTTTACGAATTTCATCAAACATCTTTTCAAATACTTGACGATACTCATTGTGTCTTTTCACATTACGGATATGCACATCGGCAATGTGGTAAATCTTTTTTAATTTCATAAACTACTAATCTTGCTTAATAACAAATCTTCTTCCCCAAACTCTTTTGTATTATTTAACTCCTCATAAAACTTTTGATACCCCATATCTGCCGCATCCTTATCTTTTAAATCCATAAACCTAACATTTATACCTTGCTTACGAAGATACTCCGATACTCTCAATGCTTCTGTTTTAGCATCATTATCTAATGAAATAACAATATCACTAACACCACTCATAAAGATTTTTTCAATCAACAACTTTGATGGAAACTTACCTAATAGTGGAATTGCATTTCTTCTGATTGTAATTGCATCAAACACACCCTCACATAATATAATAGGTTCATTCCAATCTATTTGAGATTCTAAACAAATCACATTCTTACTGATTGGTGGGTTTTTATATTTCATTTTCTCTTCTGGATAATACGAACGAGAAACAAAGTAATTTAATTGCCCATCGCAATTGTAAGATGGTATAATTACTCTTCTACTATATAAACCTTCTTTACAATAACCTATATTATACTTAACAATCTGCTTCATAGTAATTCCTCTTTCTGTAAGATAATGCAATGCATTCTTATATTCAGGATTAAAACCTTTTGGCTTTTCTACTAATGAAATAAATTCTTTTGGTAATGAAATAAATACCTTTGTGTCAGCATCCTCCGTTTGTGGATTGTAGTTGGAATCTCCGTAGATTTCCCTAACCATAGAAATAGTTTTTCTATCAACATCTAACTTCTTTAATAAGGATGTGAGTTTCTTACCACCACTATTACACGTCCAACAATGCCATTTTTGTGATTCTAAATTGACTTGAAGTTTTTGTTTATGGTGATTACAGAAAGGGCAGTAAAATGCCAACTCATTACCCCGCAATACGGAATAACTACCTAACGATGTAGACAACGCATTTGTTACTTTATTTTTATCTGTACTATTCAACACAATGTAAATATACGAATAAAAATTGAAAATTCCAAGCTATTCGTTAAACCATTCGTCTGGAATGAACTTGTCTGCGTATTTGTATCCGTTTTTATCACACCAATCACCATATGATGTTTTAGATACTTTGCTTATTTTGTTCTTTGATGATGTAAATACAAACCGTATATCCAACTCTGGATTTTGTTGCTTCACTAATAGATGTTTCTTTCTATCTGCTGCAACAAATCTTCCTTTGGTTTCTACAAAGATGCCATTGGGTAATTTGAAATCAGGATTGTAGGTATGGTTGGATGCAGGAACTATGTATGGAATCTTTTCAGATTCATAATCCACTACGATTCCTTTTGATTCTATTTGAGTAGATACAGATTCTTCTAAACCAGATTTGAATCCGTACTTTCTACCAACCCAAGAAGACTTGGATTTTTTAGCAGTAACTTTTTTAGCCATTATTACTTAAATGTATCAGAATACATTTTTTCGTTTATTGCACCACCTCTACCTGTTTTGAATTTTTCAGCAGTTAAAACTTGCTCATCTGCTTTTTTCAAATCGTTTGTAGTGTATGGAGTTTTAGCATTTTCACCTGCTGCAAATCCAATCTTATCAACACCTAATGCTGATTGTTGTGCTTTGTATAATTCCTCTATTGTAGGCATAGTTTGTATTGTTTATATATAAATATAGATTATGTGTCAAAACGAACAATAAAATTAACAGTAATATCTGGTTCGGATTTGATGGGTTGTGGTAATTTGGCTACTGCTACTAATTCACAACTATCATCATACAATCCAATTGTTGTAATAAATGGTGCTAAGAATGAACCGGTTGAATCTACTGAACCACTTAAATCATAATGTTCAAACCCCGCATATGATGCCGAATTAGAACCACTATATGAACCTGTAAATCTATAATCCAATAATTCACCATTTTCTAATGTAGATTTTTTACGAATATATTTTACACCTGGATTTGTAATTGTTTTAATAATTCTCCCGGATGTATCTGCAAATGAACCAGTTTCTTGTCCTAATGCATAAATTGCAGAAGGGTTTTGTGAAACATTAAATTCATCTTCATTTACAATTAAAAGATATTCATTTTCATAAATAGTTTGAGTTGATTTGTATGTTAAATTCCAACTACCATTTAAATATAAATCCGAATCTCTTGTTAAAACAATAATTCCTTGATTATAAAATACATTACCAATTCTATTAGTTCCTATACCTGTTAAAAATGGAACTTCATCTATAACCATACTACCATATTGTAAATTAAAACTTAAAACTTGGAGTCCGTTATAATTTGTTCCTTCATAAATCAAATCTATTATACGCGTATTAACATCATACTCTACAATAGAAGCAGTATATGTATTGTTTGCTACATCTGAAAAATACAAATATCCCAAAGATTCTGTATCTGAAATTGGAGTACCAATATACCCAACAGATAAAGTATCTCCTACAATTGATATTAAATTACCATATTTATCATCACCATATATAGTTGTATCATCCGTTAATGTAACAGTTCCTTTTTTAATTCCTTCTCCTATACAAGTTTGTGGTATTGATATTATTTTTGCACTACCATTTAAAAATCTATCTTTGGTTATATCGGAAATGTTATAAACTAAACCCGCTGCTCCAACTCTTGTAAATGGGTTGTTTTCATTACCGTTGTAAAATTGTGCTTTTAATTGAGCATATATTGCAGTTTGTTGGAAAGATAGATTATCACCAGATGAATATGATGAAACGGCATCGGATGCAGATAAAACATCAATTTCAGTAGAGTCTTGATTAAAACTCCATTCTTTGTATGCCTTAAAAGGTCTTATACTAATATCTGATTTGGGAATTCTTTTTAACATATCACTAATAAATATCATAAAACTAAAAACCCACCAAAAGGTGGGTCAGTAGTTTATAAGTTATTCTCTATTAAAAATCTAACTTTACTTTTATTGCTACTTCTTTATCAAATGATTTTTCAATTGGTTTAGAAGTTTTTGCTACTGCTAATAATTCGTTAGCATCATCGTATAAACCTACTGTTGTTATGTAAACTTTCGGGTCTCTTTCAAATAATGGTTGTACAAAAGCTCCAACTGACCCCGTTACAAATGTTGGGTTGTTTGAGAAGTTAAATTCTCTGTTGTTTGCTCTTACGAAATAGTGAGATGTAGATACATTCTCTGTTCTTCTTGCTTGGAAGTCTGCACCACCTTTTAATGCTTCAAATAGTTTTAATGAACCAGATGCTGAACCCGATTGGTGATATAATGATGTTGTTGAACCCGCTGCTGGTGCTAATGTACCTTGAACGGAACCAGTTAATGCACTTGGATTCAATAAAATAATACCCATATCTGGATAGAATAAACCATATCCTTGTTGAGTTGATTTATCTGTATATTGTTTTATTGTTGCGGTTAATGCCGTACCAATATTTAATGCACCACTAACGATGTTATAAACTCTACCCGCAGTTGTTACATTTGCATCAGTTCCACCCGAATCATCTATTAAAGTGATTATACCATTTGAACCAGATAGTGTAATTTGAACATTACCTGGGTCTAATTTTTCTTTGTATCTTGCTCTATTAATGTTGATTGCATAAAATTCACGTAAATCAATAGTAGCAGTTGCACTACCAGTTGGTCCACTTAAAACAGAAAAATATGGGTCTGATGAATTTAATAAAACATTCTTAAATTGGTTATAAACCGCAGTAGTTTGTAAATTAGAATTATCGTTTTGTGTTAATGTAGGTGCTCCGTAACCATCTACATCACCATATGCAATTGAGAATTGAACCTCTGCTGCATCGGATGATGTTGCTACATTATAAACATCTAAATAATATTTACCACTTACAGAATTTAATTGAGTAGATGAAGTAAAGAATACATTTAATGAACCAGTATCACCACTCCAAATTCCAGATGTTACGATTTCTGTTCTGTTAGTTACTTTATCAATTGCTCCAAATTTTTTGTAAACACCATTAGTTACGGTTGTCAAATCTGAACTGATTTGTTCACCTTGTCCTAAAAATTGGTTTACTAGTCTAACTAATTCGTTAGTATCTACGGGAGTTCCTGCGGTATTCGCTGCTCCTGCCAAGTATTGTGATATATTACTTGCTAAAAGTGCTCCTCTATTGTCTCTAATTAATGCCATTGTCTATCTTATTGAACGTATGTTACGGTTACTGGAATCGTTTGTGAACCACCTGTTTCGTTACCATAAACTGTAATTGTAGTTTTGATAGTTGAAGTTAAAGATGGGTTTGGAATAAATTTGAATGTTAATCCTTTTGCGATTGCTGCAGTTGCAGATACATCATCTCCTATAAAGATTGGTACTGAACCTACATCGGATGTTACACCTTCTCCTACAATATCTCCTGCATTTTTGTTAGATAATACAATAGTGTATCCTAAACTTCTGTTTCCTGCTGGAGATGTTGTTGGTGATAAAGCAACTTCACCACTCTTTTGATTAACTGATACATTTGGAATACCAAATTCTACCACAGGAATACGAGTTGTATTCTTTGGAAGTGTTACCAATTTATATTTCATTACCTGCGTTTCATCAGGATTTGCTTCTAATACTGGCATATTTTTAATTGCCGCATCATAGTAAGCAGAACCAAGTGGATGAGCTGGCTCATATAATGAATAATCAATCTCATCATCTGCTAATGCAAATTGAGTAATGTTTAATCCTTGACCTGCTGCAAGTTTTTCTCTACCTTTTTTTGTAAGAATTGCATCTACCGTTAATTCGGCATTACTTAAATATCCCATAGTGTTTATTAATTCGTTTGTTAATAAATATAGTTTTTATAAAAATTATTACTCAACTTCCAAAATTGGTTCATTTGCCGTTCTACCTGCTTTATTTACTTTTAATGTATTAGGGTTTGAAGTAAATGTTTCAATAGGTGGAGTTCCATCTAATGTAGTTGCTGCCGTATTCTTAGAACCTTTATAAAAAGAATTTTGTAATCCTCTCGTTAAATCAGAAGTAAATTTATTGTGAGTAGATAAATATCCATTTAAAGGTTTAACATCAATTATATTACCTTTAACAACTGGTATAGATGAACCACTAAATGGTTGAATATTTAATTTAGTTTCAGTATATGTCTGTGTTCCAATATAAAATCCACCACGTGGGTCTCCTTGGCCGTTAATTACAACATTAAATTTATCTACTAATTTTGTTTTTTCTTCTGTTACTAAATTAACTCTTACTCTTTCTTTAACTACTCTATTACCTTTATCAAAATATGTTCTAATTGCTGAACCACTTTGTGCATATAAACCAAATCCAATTGTTTCGTAATCAGTTTGACCGTATGTTTCAATACCCAATGAAATTTCAGTTAGTATTGTAGGTTCACCCAATCCTGCATCAATTACAACTTCTTTTTGATAATAATCCGTTTCTAAAATAAAATTAGAATTAGCATCTATTATAGATTCTTGTTGATAATTTTCTGCAATTACAGTTTCAACGGATGCAGTTGTAATTAAAGCATCGTATTGATTGTTTTCAGCAGTTAAAATACCACCCATATCAGCATCTACAAATGCATCGTATTGGTTGTTTTCGGATGTCATTACAGTTGTATCCGAATAATTAATATTTACTTCTTGTTGATAATCTTCTCCCGATGGTCTTTTATAAGCAATTTTACTTCTTTCTAAAATATGTGGTTCAATTAATAAACCAGTAGTTGCTTTAACTCTTGCAGGTAACATCTTCTTAATATCTTCAAACATAGATTTCTCATATAGTTTGATTAAGTTAATGTACTCATAAATATCTCTATTATTAAATCTTTTAAAATAATATTTTCTTAAACCATCTAATTTTGAATAATTTGATTTATAAATGTCAGCAGGATTACCAATATAATTATCTAAATTGATTCCACCAAATGATTTAGCAATATCAAAATTTAATTCTTTTGTAGGTGAAAAGAATAAACCAACTCTATTTGAATCTGTTGGGGATTTATCATATGCTTTAACAGTTGAACGATGTTTTGATGATAAATCGGAAACTAACTCTTGTGATTCAAATCTAACTTTATTAGTCGAATATCTACCTGAACCTAAATCTGGCACTTCTAGAACAAAACTTCTATCAATTGCTTCAAATTGATGTGGGTATGTATCAATATCTGCAAATCCACTTGCACTAGCATATAACAATGGTGATGTGTTAGTAGATTTTAATTGTATCAACGAACCACTTTCATAATCATTTCTAGTATATCCACTTTCAAAATAAATATTTGTATCAACATTTATTAAAGAAGCGGTTGCATATAAATTTTTTGGATATTCAAAATCTAAACGGAAATACAAATCATCCGTTGAAGATGAAATATGATTACCATTTATCATTTCAGGAAATGAAACATGCTCATAAAATCTTTCTTTATCCAATGGAGTAGACCATAAACGGAATTCATCTATACTACCTACAAAATTTCCACCTAATGTAATTAAAGAACCACTATTCCAATTAGAACTACTACTTGCAACACTTGCAGATATACTATTTTGAAATAAAGTTCTTTCTTTATTTGCTTGTCTAACATTTAATTCAAAATTATGTAAACTACCACTAACTTCTCTACTTACCGATACACCAAAGAATGAACCATTAAATATTGGTAATATAGAAGAAGTAATTGAATTTGAGCCGGAATAATTAAATATTACACGACCATAATTATTATCAACAGAACCACTTAATTTTACATCCCAACCATTACCTGAAATTAAAGTGTATATACCACTTGTTGTAGGTTTTACAAAAAATTCAATGGTATCTGGTCTTCTACTTCTTTCAGTGTCTTTCCAATCCATAGAAATTGATGCGGTATTATTAAATTTAAGAGCAGTTGTAATATTTGACATTACTAACTTACTTTTTGTTTGGGTATCAGTAGTTATTTCTGGTCCACCAAATTCTAAAATACTAAGATTAGATGATGGGATGCCATAACAACTCATTAAAGCATAAACCCCTCTTCTTGTTCCCTTATGTTTTAATAAATAAGGTAAGTTGTTTATAATTCTTTTCCAAACTGCATATGTTCTTTGTTTTGCAGGATTTAATTCTGTTTCATTATTTTGATTTTCAAATACATAAGACCATAATTTAGTATCCGATGCTAAACTTTTAGCATCCCAACCGAATGATTTTAATGCTTCAAATAATAGTTTATCTGATATACCATCTTTTGATTTATACCCTAAACCTCTACTTTTTTCAATTGCTTTTGTGTGATAGTAGATGTTGTCAAAATGTTGCCCAACCATTGCAAAGAATAACAATAAACTTTGATTATCGGTATTATTTACAATATATTGTGGTATATTATTTTGAACAAAGTTGGGGTTTTCTGTATCAAATACTTCTGCTAATGATATTACATCATCATACCAATTGGATACGGTGGGGTTTGTAGATGATAATCTATTACCACCACTATACGGCCAAGACATTGAAGAAGATGTATATAAAAACTTTTCAAACCCATCAAAATTATTTATTAATTGGTTTTTCTTTAATAATTGCCTTTCTCTCTCATTTGAAGCAGCTACCGATTGGTTATGTGAACCACTTGCAGATGCACTTACATATAAATTTTCATATGTTTCAATCAATTGAACTTTATATGCAAAATTATCTACTCTTTCTTTTGCAGAACTAAAATGAACAAAATTATCCCATAAATATGTTGAACCATCCGTATATTCTATATTTAATGGTGTTGTATCTATTAAAGATGCACTTAAATATGTACTAACTAATGTAGAAGAAGTTGATACGGATGCAGATAATATCAAATTATCTAATGATTCGTAATTAGTTGATTGACCTGTTGTGAAATCTATATCAGCTGCAAAATTAGGTCCTTTTAATGGAGGACATAATATATCAGCTTGTTCTGTTAAAACAACAGTTTCAATTAATGGGTTACTCATTAATCTAGTAATCCAAAATGTAGAATTGTTTATTATCTCCGCATTTAAAGGAGAGTATAATTTTAATATTACAGATTCTACTTTATCAGTATCTTTAACAAATTCGTTTCCTAAATTATCAACCGATTTTTTAGATAATGACCAATTATCATTTTCCCAAGATGAAATTAAAATTTGCTCGTTATTTCCAAAGTTAGCAAGATGTGTTAGATACTTACTATTTGGTTCTGGTTCTATTACACTTAATTTTTCACCAAATGCTTGAAACAATGCACTTTTTAATATATCATCATCTAAATACAAAGTTGGTAGAGTTAATTTAGTAACAACTTCATAATCATTACCAACCAATTCTTCTACACCACCTCTATTAAATGGTTTTAATTTTAATGTTACATTATCACTACCTTCCCAATTAGGATATTTTTCTCTTAAAGTTTTTAGGTTTATTAATATTCCACCATTTGAAGATTGATTACCAAATAATAAAACATACGAACCATCTTTTAATTTTAAGTAAATATCTACACTCGTTGTTGCAAATGAATTCCATTTAACATCAAACCCAATATTAAAATCAGAGAATGATGGAACATCTATTGCATCTGCAAACGTTACCTCTGTTAATGATGGATAATCATTTATTGCAGTAAATGTAATAAGTGCTTCTGCTTTTTGGCCAGTTCCAAAATTATTACTCTGAGCAACTAATATTACTTTTTTAGTTCCGTATATTTCATTAAAATCTTTTTGAAAAAATAATGAAACTCTACCATTAGATGCAGGGATTTCTATAAATTTATCAGTTGATGTATAAACTAATACACTATCAGCTGATTCTGTGTTAAATGGAATGCTTACTTCTCTTTCTAAATCGGATTCTTTTACACCGATATTAAATTGAGTTTGAGGTAAAAATACTTTTGGTTCTGCAAATTTGATTTCTTTTGCAGCATCTACTACTACTACAAATGAACTTTTTAATCTAGATGCAGGAACACTAAACGCATATGGAAACTTTTCTAATTTTGAAAAATCACCACCCAATAATTGAGATGATAAACCACCATATATTTGTTCTATTGATATACCATCTGGTAAATTACCCTCTACGGAAAAGTTTACAGTTGAATTTAATAAAACTTCATCGGATAATTCTTCTATTTTATTTTGCCCTAATCCCAATATCCCACTTGAAACTATATTAGTTCCATAGAATATATTGTAAACCAAATTTAAAGAATTTCCTAACTCTCCATTTAGATTACTACCAAATGATACTTCGTATTGTGAGTTTGGATTTGGATTTGATACAATTGCCGTTGTTGGCTTTGATGGTGTAGGCGCAGGTTGTGGTTCTGATACCTTTGTTTTTTCAACACCGAAATTTAATGTTATAGTTCCTGCTGTAAAATTAAATGTACGTGGAAATTGTTGTTCAGCCCATTGGTCGTTTTCCCATTTATATTCAATTATTCTAATACCTTCGGTGTATCTAGCACTTCCATCGTAATTGAAAGAATCAAAATTAATGATAGAAACTATAAATTTAGAAAGTATTTTTCCACCATTTATACTGGCAGTATATTCTCTTCTTGAACCAAACGCAGTAGATGGGTTGTGTGTTACTGTTATATTATCACCAATACCTTTTGATTTACTATCTTCAAAAAACTCTACCGCAGAACCATCCTTTGTTGTTAAAAAAATCTTTAAAGGACTTTGTTCTAATGGTGGAACATATGGTATGATTGGTATTACAGGATTTGGCGTTGCAGAAATTGGATTTCCTCCTCCACCTCCGCCACCATCAAATGATGCCTGAAATGCAGCTGAATCGTTCATTGGTGAGTTACCACTTTCATTATACCCTATCTCTCTCGGTGCTGACATTAATTATTATGTTGTTTTAATATAAATATGGTATTATCCAAAATCTCTACCTGTTATATCGGTATCCAAATTTTCAAATCCTCTGGTATCAAACCCGTTGTAATAGTTAGTTGTCCCATCTAATCCCACAGGTATATATTTAGTAGAACTACCTCCACCTATAAACGGTTGTTCTATAACCGGTGCAGGTTCTACATTTGGTGGTGCAACTTTTACAGGTGGAGTTTTGGGTTCTTGTACCTGTACTTTTTCTATTGGTTTTTTAATAATTGGAGTTATTGGTGGGTCTACTGCAATTGGTACTTCTATAACGGTTGTAATTGGTGGTAAAAGTTGAGTTCCACTTACCGTAGCAGCTGCTGCACCAGGTGAATACACATTCTTTTTAATATCTAATCTTGTTTGGAATGAATCTAAATTATCTTGTATTTGTTTTCTCAATTCAACTATACCAAACTCCTTTGGAATCTGTGTATAATTTACACTTCTTCTTTTTAATGATTTTATATTAAATGCAATACAGTTATTTAATATATTTTGTATTTCATTTAATAATCCTGCAAATGGATATTGCTCACAATCATCAAATCTTATTTCAGATGCTGCTCCAAAATTAGATTGTGATACATCATAATATCTGTTATTTACCCAATTTTTTACACTATCTCTAAAATTTTCAAATACTCTTTTATTGAAAGCATCTAAATCTCTTAAACCAAAATCTTTTCTAACTGTTGCTCTAAAATCGTTTCCAAATTTAGCAACCAAAGCATCATCTATTGTAGTTAAAAAATTAAATTCGAATGAATCTAATGAATCTAATATATTTTTCTTATAGTATTTAAAATCCTTTGTAAGATTATCTAAATTTTTAAATTCTCTATTTACAATTCCATTTATATTATTATCTTTTGTTTTTAAAGGAACAACTCTAATCTCTTCTCTCGATGGTGATATTTCTTGTATCCAAACTCTCTGTAATTCATTATCTGAACCAACTCTCTGACGGACAAAGTTTATATTCAATTTAAGAACACCATTTGTAAAACCTAAATCGTTTAATAACTTTTCAGCATCAATAGCAATTTCTTTCTGGCCTCCTTTGTTTGTCATAGAATGTAAATACTCTCCAATATGTTGATATTTAACATTCTCAACATTTTTACCACTTTTATGAGGCAATAAGTTATTGTTTATATCATATACAGATACTTCCATTACATCATACTTACAATCACCAAAATCAGTATCTTCTATTTCGTTTTTGGATACAATAAACAAGTCTTCCGATTGTAGGTATTTACCTTCATTCGTAGTTTTTGCATTTACTGCATCAAAATTTGTATATTTTTTAATTGCCATATTTTTTAATAGCTACCAGGTGCAGTTTTTTGGAAACCAGCGGGATAATCTTTTGATTGACTTGTTCCGTCTGCTTTTGTTATAGTTAATTTTAATGTTCCTTGATACTCCGTACTACCACCCCAACCGAAAAGTTTAGATGTAGCTTCGGCTCTTTCTGGAACTGCTCTTGAATTTATACCAAATACAATATCATCACTACCACCTGCTGCTAAATCAAAATTATTTTTAGGTATAACTAACCAATTCCAACTATTTGCAGATTTAAATACCATATTTATTTTAACAGATGATTTATCATTATTTGTGAGTTTAAGAGTTCCATTTCTCATCCATTTACTTTCATATGTTTTTGCATTTACATACGCAAATAAACCTGTCGTTTGTTTAGTCCATTGACTCTCACCTTCAAATTTAACAATAACTGCATTTACAAAAGCATCTGCACCCGCTGCTGCTGCATTTGCCGCAGTTGATTGTTGAATTGCTTGTTGTTGTTGAACTGCCCCTAATTGGGATTGCAAACCTTCAATGATTGCGTTTAATGAATCGATTTGTTTAATTAACGCATTTATCTGTGCTTTGAAACCTGTGTTCTGTGCTTGTAAGGATGCTCTTAAAATAGATTCATCAACTGATTTTTGAACCGCATTCTGTATCTGTGTTGAAAAATCACCAACTACTTTTATAAGTGATTCGGTTTGATTTACAAGAGCATCGTTTGTTTGCTCTATGTTTAATCTGTTATTTATTTGAGTTTTAACTTCTGATTTTAATGTAGTAACTTGTCCAGTTAAATCGGTTACCTCTATATTTAAATCAGCAACTTGTTTTCTTAAATCTTCATTTATTGTAACTTGCTCTGTATATAATGGTTTTGGAACTAAATCTAAATTAGGAATTGGTATGTTTGGTTTTAATTCTTTAACCACAACATCAACTGCTTTAACCAATTCTACATCATCTTGTTTTACTTTGGTTAGGGATTTGAATATCAAAGATGATGCAATATTTTGCTCATCTACAATTGTTACTCCATAATTGTTTTTTGAAATAGCAGAAGAACCGGATATACTTAAAATAGATTCTAAATCTTTTTTTCGTTTATCTGCTAACTTTTCCGCAATTGCTTCTAATGATGTCATTATATTATTTCAAATTTTAATTTATCATCTATTATAGTAGAAATACCACCTTCAACTATTTTTAATTTTAGTAAGTATGTTCTGTTTATAGGCAATGTTGATAAATCCATTATAAAGTAATTCGAAGTTGAATCACAACTAACCTTTGTATAATTTCCAAATGGGAATATAATTTCTTGCGTAGTATAATCTTCTAATTGGTAATATGTTGAACCAGATGGTAAATATTTAGATTGGTCATATGCGAATGTAGTTGCAAATAATTTAGATGGATACTTATCCCTACCTTTTACTCTAACCTTTACTTTTGTATTTACTTCGTATTGTGTCTTTAAGTTTGTAACAATAACTTTATATCCGTCTTCCGCTGAACCCGTAACAGGTGCTAAACTACCTGTAACGATAGAACTATCATCCCATACAATTTCTAATTTGGGTTGATATATTGTATTAGTTTCTTTTGAAAAGAATTTAAGAACACCATAATCCAATGTATCATTTTCTGCACTCAAACTATGATGAATAACCAAACCGTTATTAGAAATCGAACCACTTAACCATATATTTACCATATTGGTTACATCCATTCTAATATCATCACTTTCATAATTAAATGATTGGGATGATGAACCACTTAAATACCATACACCACCCTCAGCATTTGCTGAACCCGTTGTTGTATTTCCCGTTGTAGGATAAACCGCAGTTCCTCCCGTTGTATCGTATCCAACCCATTTTGTTTCACCATCTCTATATTTCCAACTAACACCATCCGATGTTATATTATCAAATTTAGTACCAGTTCCCATACTCCAACTTGAAGAAAGAGCATTTGCATATATTGTATATTCTAAAGGTAATTCTTCTGAGTTAGCTGCTTTTAAATTTAAATATGCTTTCCATCCACTACCAGTTTCCAAAGTAGATACATCAAATTTTATTAAGGTTCTATAAATATCTTTCATAGTTCCATAATATAATTTACCAACCTCTAATATCTCATCTCTACCCGCATTTTGGTCTGGTTGTTGTAAGTAGATACTCGCATCGTATGATGATGTATAAAATTTATGCATTATATAGCCCTCCCTTTAATGTCTTTATTTGGATATTTAACTTCAAAAACGCAAGGGTCTAAAGATGGATATACAATCTTACCTTTGGTTGCTTGCTCTATATTGTAACTATGATTTGAGTAATTATCTGTGCAACATAGATTAGAAATCTTTACAGATGGAACACTCATTACACCTTCTACATTTGCCAATATCAATTCTATTTCTGAAATATTTATTGATTTGTTGAATGTCCAATTATCTATATTAAAGTAACTTTGTAATGCTACTAAACAATTAGCAAGAACTTCTCTTTTATTATAGTTTGAATAACAAATAACTTCAAAATCACAACCAATGTTTATTACAAAACCATCGATTATATTTACGCCATCGGTTAGCATTCTATACTCACCTAAATAAGTTTTAAGATTTTGTTTGATTGCATTATTTAAGTTTGAAAGATTCTTATTTACATCATAACCCAATACATACATATTGATAGCAAATGGGTTATTATCAACTGTTAATGATGATTTTTTCTTTCTTAAATAGTTTGTTAATTCGTTTTGTATTTCTGTTTTTGATTTGTTTTTTAATCCTTCAACTACTCCTACGAATTCTGTTGTGAATTCTGTAATATTTTTTGGATTGGAAAGAATGGATGCGGGAGAATTTACATCAACCTCACCATCAGGTGAAACATGTACCTTTGCAACACTACCATATCGTTCTGGCATACTCAATGCTCTTACAATGTAATCTTGTCTAGTTACTGCTCTGTTTTGAGAACCAAATGTTGCTAATGCATTCTGTCTTATTTCTTCAATCGATTCTGCACCTCTTCCGCCAATAGCGGGTTCTAAGTTCTCAACTGCTATTGTTGATTTAGTATCATTATATGAATTTAGTAAATCAGCTGGAATAGATAAAAGGTCTTCTTCAAATTCCACTCTTCTAATTGTAGTTAAATCACCACTATTTACATTTGATGCAATACCACCACCAACTAAATATTTTACAATTAAAGAAGTATTTATAGGTGCTATACCAAATGTATTTGTTTTTAAGAAATTGGATGGGTCAATACCTTGATTTAATCGTTGAACTGAATTAGCTAATCCCAATCCTACATTTTTTGTATTTGGTAATATTTGCTCATCATTTAATCTTGTATCACCACTACCAAATTGTAAATCCACCGTATTATCAGAGTTTACCTTTACAGAAAATCTATAAGGAACAGTTTTTACTTCTAAGATATAAGGAACTGTGTTTGAATATTCAGATAATTCAGAATTGTAATCTGTATTAGATTGCTCAGCAAATATACTTTCTTGTGCCAAATATGGAACTTCGTAATAAACAACATTTCCATTATTATCAGTAACAGATGATATACCGATAATATTGGTATCAGTTAAAGTTCCTGTTGGGTAATCGGTATCATCTAAGAATGTAATAGATGTTGATACTTCTTTTGCAGAAATCGCCTTTACAGTTTTAGTTACTAAATACCTAGTTGGTGCTCCTGTTTGTGTATCTCTTTCGTAAACTTCTACATCTCTATTTGTAGTATTTGCAAAATCAACAGTATCAACTGTTCTAAAAATAATGTTTGAATTAGATGTTGATTCAACTTCCATTCCATCTTTTATTTTAAAAAGGTATCTCTCATCTGGTGCATTAAGACTACCACTATTGATTGATGGTACTATTTGATATACAGTTAAGGTTGTAACCGCAGGTGATGTTACCTTTGGTTTGTATCCCATATTTTGTGCCAATGCCATCACATTCTTCTTTTCGGAAGCATATGATAATATAGATTCTTTTAATTGTGTATCTTGATAAAATGAAAGTATATCTCCAATTGCAGCTGCTTGCTCAACAAACACCATACCTGGCGATGCTTCATTAAAATCTGAATATGTGTTTGGGAAATATGTTTTGGTGTAATCAATAAGATTTTGCTTTAATGCAGCAAAATCTTTACCAACATAATTTATGTTTTTGTTATTACTTCCAAAATTCTTATCCAACGGTTTGATTGCCATTATTAGTTATTTACAGTTATTTGTATTGATTCGGATAGATTCTTATTTGAAACTAATGAAAATTTAATATCCAAAGCTATTCTATTATTATCTATGTCATTTTCATCGTAATCGAATACGATAGTATCTATATTTAAATATGGTAACCAAATAGATACTGCATCTAATATTGAAGTTTCTATACTTGTTTCTATTACATTACCACCCATTTGCTCAAATAACACTCCCCAAACATCACACCCAAATTCAGGTTGCATTAATCTTTCACCTTTTCTAGTTAAGATAAGATTTTTAAGATTATCTTTTGCTTGAGTAAGTGTAGTATAATTGACAGCAAAAATACCATTAGAATTGGAAGTGTTATTTATTCCAATACCTAATACTTTATAATCATTTTCCGCTAAATCTACTACATTTACCTTACCAAGCTCTATTGCCATTATTTAAATCTTTTAACTAACTCTGAATAATCCCTTGTTAATGCTTTCATTGTTGCATCTTGTAAATCATCACCCGTTGATTCAAATTGTTGTGGAATATTTTGTGGAACACCTGCTCCACTAAAATCCATAGTTTCCCAACCATCTTCTTCAACACTCATTTTTGGTTGTATCATATCTAATACACTACCACCACCTTGTCCACCTTCTACTCTTTGTGCAGATGTAAATGGAGTTGTCATATTAAGAATCTCATTTATCATTGGGTCTTTTGTAAATTCCCTCTGTGTTTGTTGAGTTCTTTGTTGAGTAGGTGCTACTGTTTGTTTTTTAACAGGAGCGGTTCTAACCTCCGTTAATTCTGCTAACGATGGTGTTGATTTGTTTTGTGAGTTTAATGTAACTACACCAGATTTGATAAGTTTAACAAGTTCTTCTTTAACTTGTTGTTTAACTTCGTTTTTTACAACCTCTTTGATAAGGGTTACTAAAATGTCTGATTTCATAAAAAAAAATTGTTTGTTTAGTAATAAATATAATAACTTAAAATTTACCCAATAACATTATATCCAGACCAGGATAATATGGCAGGTGCTGCGGGTGCAGGTGGTGGATATTGTCCTATTACTGAAAAAATACCACTAATAGTTGTTAAATGTATTTTTGCAGAACTTATAAAAGAATCTAAAAATATAGATGAATTATTAGTAGGAACAACCGGTAATGGTGTCCATACACCGGGTGATAATACAATCGCAGATAATGTTGATATATTTTGTATAGTCCCAACCGCAGGTATCATCGGTGGTGGAAAATGTGATAATTCAGCACCTACCCAATATCCAATTATAGCAGGACCTACCACATCTAAAAATGTTAATGATGTTGATAATTGAGTTTGTGTTAATAATGCAGTTATGGTTGATTCCATTAAAGTAGTATTACCTTTTGCAAGTGGTACTTTATTCAATGAATCAAATCCACTCTTTATAGTAATATCATATGATGTTGTAAATACTTTTGAAAATCCGGCAATATTATTCCCATATACATTTGATTGCATAGCGGGTAATAGTGTAGATTTAAAAGTATTCCAAGACATTAGTTTTTACTCAAATAATTATTAGCAGATAGTATTGTTTGTAATTTTGATTTTATAGCATTAAATTGAGCAACATTAGTTGGTCCTGGTGCAGATGGTCCTGCGGGTGTTAGATATACCTGTTGTGTTATTGTATCTATTAATTCTGTAAGTATTTGTACTAACTCTCCTCCTAATACCATTTTTTGAACTGATGCATCTGCATCACCGGGAGGTTCATTCTTTCCTAAAAATATCTTACCATTTTCTGAATTTAAAAATATTTGATTTGATTTATTGGAATGTATTATAATATTTTTATTGGAATTTATATAAACATCTTTACCCGCATCTACCGAATAGTTACCATCTGTAATTACACCTGTGTTTCCTTTTCCATATATAATAAACTCTTTTGCTTTTGCTGAAAGGATTATTCTATCCGAATTTATAAATAATTGTTCTCCACTAAAATCAGATGGATATTCTTTAAATCCTATTTTAGTTTTAGATATTGTTTCTTTAAACGGAACTTTGGTTTTACCCGATACAAAGTAAACAGATGTTCCATCTTTATTTATATCCTCATCTATAAGTTCTCCAATAGGTTTAGAATCTAATTCTGCATTTTGTTTATTACGAATGAATATACCAGGATAAGATTTACCATCTGAAGATAAAAAGAATTCGGATAAACGAATTGTATTACCAACTCTACCACTTAAAATAGTATCACCTTCTTTTGGATTTAAAAATTTAATTTTTTCATTTACTTTATATTCCTTTTTATCCGAAGGGTTTCCAGCAGCTGCGTTTGTAGTAGTCCCACCTACATTTACCGTTTCTCTATGTTTTTTTGCAGTTGTATTTCCACCAACTTCGGTTATATCTTCTGCGTTGGTTGCTGTTTTTGTAATATAATCTTTTCTATAATTTACATATGGTGTATTTGTGTATGGCATCCAAAATGTTTGATTTGCAATTTTGAATATTACAACCGTCTCACCTTTAATTGGAAATGTAAAATTATTTTTATCAAATGGTTGTGCAGGGTCAGTTTCAACACCGGTTTCTGATAAATACGTTATAACACCATACCGTCTAGCATCTAAATCCGAAAATTTTGTATTATCATTATATATTGATATTTTATCAACATCTTTTTTTAAAAAATCAGTATTAGTTGGATATACTTTATCAACCGTTGCTAAAAATGCTTCCATTTATATTTTTGTTTTTATATCTTCTATTTCAACTTGAATATCTAATAACCGTTCATCGTTCTTTTTTTCAATTTCATTTATAGTATCTTCCATATCACCTACTAATTGTGCTTTTTCTGCTTCACTCAACCACCCATCTTCACCAATTCCCTTTGCTTCCGCAGATGCTAATCTTTGGGCAATTGTTGCCAATTTAATTAAATGGTCGTCATTCTTAATAGATGAATCAATCAAATCTCTAATAATTGGAGCAAGAACTGTTGCTTCACCTACATTACGAATCAACTTACGAAGAGATTCAATCATTTCTGAAATATTCTTCTTTTTTGCTTGTTGATTTTCGTAAATATCTTTAAATAGTGATGATAAGTTTTTACCATCAAATAACTGGAATTCCGATGCCATAATATTGTTTATATACTAATAATTATTTATTTCTTTAATTTACTGATTATACAGTTTCCCATAACCAAATAATCCATATCACAATTTTCAAATGTCCAAATTGCTTTATGTGGGTCGTTAGTTGTAGTATGTCCTTTTAAATTAAAAGATGTATTTAATAATATAGGAGTTCCACTTATTTTTTCAAATTCTTTTAAGAGTTTATAATATAATGGGTTTTGTTCTCTTCTAACCGTATGTATTCTTGCTGAACGGTCAATGTGTGTTACAGATGGTATATCTTTATATCCAGTAACTTTAACAACTTGATTCATATATGGCACTTCTCCTTCTGAATCAAAGTATTTTGCATAATCTTCAAAAGTTACAGATGGAGCAAATGGTCTAAACATTTCTCTTTTCTTTACAACTTTATTTATTCTATCTCTAATATCTGATATATGTGGATTACCTAATATAGAACGATTACCTAACCCTCTTGCACCAAATTCAGTTCTATCTTGAAACCAACCAACGATTTTTCCATTATTTATAATATTAGCAGTAATTCTACATAAATCGTCTTCATCTTCGATAATATCGACCATTAAGTTATTGGATTTTTTTATAATATCCAAAATATATTCTTCACTAAACTCAGGTCCTAAATATGGTGATTGGTTATCACCTCCTCTTTTTTTATGATGCCCTAAACAATCATGCCAAACATATAAACACGCACCAATTGCAGAACCTGCATCAGATGGAGCATACGGAATCCACACATCCTTTATAGATGTGTTTTGTTTTATCTTACCATTAGCAGTTCCATTATATGCACACCCACCACCTAATACTAAATTCTTACTATCAATGTATTCGGTTGAAACGTTGATTAAATAGTAAAAACACTTTTCATACCAAGTTTGAAGAGCCGATGCTAACTCCATATGATGTAGTTCTATTTCCGAATCTGGCGTTCTTGGTTCAAACCCAATTAAGTCTACTAAATCCATAGTAAACATATCAGTATTAGAATATTGCCAAGTAAAATACTTTTGGTCTATACTAACAATATCATCTCCACCTAATTTAGTGAATTTATCAAAAACGTGTTCGTAGTTTTTAGGAGTTCCGTAGGGAGCTAACCCCATTACCTTATATTCTCCTTCATTGGGTTTGAATCCCAAATATGCAGTTATAGTTGAATACACCAATCCCAAAGAATTGGGAAAATATACCGATTTTACCTCTCTAATACCCCCAATATCACACTTTGCAATGGAAATAGTATCCCATTCACCCACCCCATCAATAGACACCCCGATAGCATCATCATATGGTGATGTATAGAAAGATAGTGCTAAATGTGATAAATGGTGTTTAACTTTGTATAATTTACCCCTAAAACCGATGTTTTTATCTAAAAATTGGGATAAATTGCCTTCTGTTGCGTTAAATTCTTTTTTAAACTTAAACCAAGTCTTAAAATTACGAATCCACCTCTTACCCAATGTATGTTTTACCCTATCATACTTCAAATCTGGGTTCTCATACCAACACACCATAGTAACATCATCGATTGTTATATTTGCGTAGCTTAAACACCAAGCAATTGCCTTAAATGGAAAAGAGTTGTCATGCTTTATGCCTGACAACTTCTCTTCTTCTATTGCACATATAACTCTACCATCTATTACTATTGAAGCTGCTGAATCATGATAGAAAGCTGAAATCCCTAATTGAATCATAGTGTTAAATTTTAATGTCCCCTATATCTTGGAATTCATTAAATAAATCCATTTGTCTTTCTTTCATTTTATTGACAACTTTTGTTATGTAATGAGTTGGGTGGCCTGTCATTTCTCTAATAAGCAGGTATAGAGATTTTTTATTGAAATTTTCTATATATTCTGCTCTTCTAAATAATTCCAAAACCGCATCGGCAATTTGCATATCACGTTTCTTTGGAAAATAATTTTCTAAATGAACATCCCAATATGCTAACATTCTTTTATTAAATGTACGGAATTCATCGTTTATAACCTCTTCTTTGAAATTATTTTCAGTATCAAACGTTTCTGGTAAAGAAGATAAAACATCAGTATCCTTATACCTTTTGTAATTTGCGTTATTATTTAAAATAAGATAATTTCTAGCAACAATTGTAAAGTATGAAAATGCTTTACCTTTACCATTCTTATACATATGAATCTTTTCAACCATAAACGCAACAACTTCTGCCATCACATCCTGCGGACCATCATCAAAGTAACTAAACTTCCATTTATTATAAACTATTTCAGCAAGTTTATCAAATGCAGGTTTTATTCTATCTCTGTATAATAAATCTTTAACTCTTTGTTCATCCGATAAATTATATTCTATAATTGCATCTTCTGTATCTTTTGTAAAGTATTGTTTACTTTTTGCTTTTCTTGCCATTCTAAATGTTTTTGAATCTTTCGATAGTTTCTTTTATTTGATAAAATATAGAACCTACGTCATCATCCTTCTCAAACATTTCACGAGAATCAATCTCTCTTAATGCTTCCAGCAATGCCTGGTTTTTAGTTGTTTCTTGTTCGATAAAATCTTCGTATCTTTCTAATTTTTTTAGAAGATTATAAATTCCGTATATTGCTGCTAATAAACAAACAATTACAATTCCTAGTATAATTTCCATAATTAAACTATTTCGTATCCTTGTAAATAATAATCATTTGCTTTCTTATACTTAACTTCAACTAACTCCCCTTCTGGTGATTTCATAACCACAATTGAGTTTCTGCCAGGTTTTGTTTTAACTGTACGAGTTGTTGAATATACCCTATCTTTAATAGTAATGCCATCTAAATGGTCAATCTCATGCTGAACAATAACTGTCATCATAGTTTCTACCGAAACCATATCTTTATCTCCTTCTTTGTTAATTTCAAATTTCAAAGTTCCCAAATTATCCGTATCAACTACAACTTTACAAGCTCTAATAGTTTTTAATGGGTTCTCAACTGTTTTTGGAATAGATAAACAACCTTCATAGAAAATAAATCCTTCATTAGAACGATATGTAATAACTGGATTTAAAAGGAATAGTTCTCTACCATTTTCTTCATCTCCAAACTTAATATAACAAGCTCTTTTTTTAATACCCAATTGAGTTGCAGAAATACCCAAACCTGGATATTGTGCTAAACCATCTTTAAGTAATTGCTCTAACTCGTCTGCTTCTTTTGCAGTAATTTCTGTTTTTGGAGTTGGTTTTAAAAGAAACTTTTTAAATTCTGAGGTGGTTAAACCGTTTGTTCCTTTGTCTGTAATTAATTTCATTTTCTTTTTGTTTTATCGTTTAATCCGTATTTTATAAATCTATACCATATTCTTTCGTGAACATAATATTGAATCGGTTTGTAAATTATTTCTATTATACTAAATGCAGTTCCTATTTTAATTGAACCACTTATCCACCACATTAAAAGAAACCCTATAAGAGTGCTAATAATTCTGTAAGATATAGTTTTTGCAATATGTCTTTTATACTGAACCATTTCTTATTGAAGTTCCACTTATTAAACCAATTTCAGTTGGTGGTTCGTGATATATAACATCATACCCAACATATCTACCATAATTTACACTTTCAATATCAGGAATAATTGAAATATATAATCTACCTTCTTCTATTTTATTTTGTAATATATGCGTTAGTTCATCCAATACTTCTTTGGGTGATTTAGGATTATTTTCATCCTGTGGAACATCTCTAATTGCTATCCAAACATTTTTACCGTTATCGTATTGTTGTGATATTAACCAATCGTGTCCTTCATGCCAAGTTTGCCATCTTCCGATGAATAGTGCGTATTTTTTCATATTATAAAAAGGGTAATATTGCTAATTCTTTTGCTTTTGCCTCAACCATAATATCTACAACATTACCGTATAAGTTAGGTAGTTGTTTAATATAATCAGAATGAGCTTGTGGTTTTAATTTACTATTTTCTTCGTGCAAAGCTTTTGATTCTGAATAATGTACTTCTGGTGTAACACCTTTTGGCCAAGTTGTAGATGCTAACTCCAATGCTTGTTTTTCTGATAAATCACCGGTACAAAACTGATGGTGATGATAGTCGAATACGATTGGAATGCCAATCTTTTTGTGAATATACATCAAATCCGAAACAGAGTACATAGATGCCTTATCATCATTCTCTATTGTCAATCGTTTCCTTACACTGTCAGAGAGTTTCTCAAAGTTAGCACAGAATCTATCCATTGCAGAGATTTTATCTCCGTAGACACCGTTACAATGAATATTAATATTGTTGTATGGGGTTTTAGATAAACCCATCATATCAAATACTTTACCATGTATTTCTAAATCTACAAATGTATTTTGTACTACTTTTGGATTAGGAGAAACTAACACATTGAACGGACCTGGATGTGAATTTATACGCAAACCATTATTGTTTGCATAAGTACCACAACCTTTTAGGATATTTGATATTTTGTTGTAATCTGGCAAATCTTCTAAATTGTATTCACTTGCCCACGGAAACATATCCGATGAAGTACGAAATAATTTGATGTTATTTGCTACATTCCATTTGAGAATCTCAAATAAGTCACGAGAGTTTTGTAGTGCTAGTTCCGAAGCATAAGAAATACCTTTTTGTGTAAAAGTTTTCTTAACCATACTACGATTTGTAGTAATTTTAGGAGTTTGTTCTCCTAATGTCATATTGATGCACGCATATCCTATATTCATAATTCAAATATAAGAAATTTATTTTATAATTCCAAGCTTATATAGAAAAACTTTCACCACACCCACAAGTTCTACTTGCGTTGGGGTTTCCCCATTGGAATCCTTTGCCATTTAATCCATCGGAATATGATAATTCTGTGCCAGCTAGATATAGAAGTGATTTACGGTCTATTATTACTTTTAATCCATTTGATGTATCTACAACATCATCTGTTGTTTTAATATTATCATCAAAATCCATTACATACGATAAACCACTACAACCACCACCTTCAACACCAACTCTCAAATAATGAGTATCGATATTTATGCCTTTTTCCATCATCAAAGATGTAATGTGATTTAATGCTATTTCTGAAACGGTTATCATTAGTAAATTTTTACGTTTTCCTCTTCGTTTTTGATTTTATTCAGTTCTCTTGCAGTTCCTCCTCTTGAGTTTAACCAATAATTTACTGCTTTTGAATTATTTATCCACAATTTTTTGTTATTCCATTGGAAATCTGGATGCATAAACTCTTCCCATTGTAAAGGTGGTGCAAGTGTTTCCGTTTGTAAAATATTTTCCACTAAAACTTCGGATTCTTCTTCTTTTATCAAATTTTTTCCACTATCATTGTATATTTGATAATTTTTTTCCACTAATTCGGAATCTTGCCGAATTGGTTCATCTAATTTTACATTTTTTGTTATAATTTCTTCCTCTTTTCGGTTTTTTACAACAACTAACCCATTGAA